ACAAACGGCAAGTCTAATGCGAGTAGCTCATGCTTGATCAGCAACGTCCCCATCTCGATCTGCCCGAACGCCACCGCCGGATTAAGACCTGTGGTATCGATCCCCAAAATCACCGGTTGGCCGAAGGTCGGTTTAAGTTGGTAAGCACTCACCATATCTTCTTTCCAATAGCCTTGATACACCGGCACACCGTCGAAGTTGCTACCATATTTACCCATAATCTCAGTATCAATGTAGTGCTTAGGCTTACCCGCCAACATACGGCGATAATACTGATAGCCGAACGCCCGTCTCTCCTCCAGCGTCCAAGGTATGTCATTCACCATCGGCTTCTGATTCAAATACTCAAGGTTCTCAGCCACAGGGTTATCAATATACTCGATTGTCCCGTCCGGTTGCTCAACCTCAATGAACGGTGCCGGCTGGTGGAAGATCTTCGTCCCTTCAACTTTGTCTAGATCAAGTTTCGCAAGCCAGTGGTCTTCCGACGGTGGGTTGCTATCTAAGATAACGCCACTGTACGAACAACCACCACATCCGGTCGCAGGGTCAAGTGTCGGGTAACGACCAACACGTTCTTTACAAGTATCATACACCTCGAAGGCGACTTCTCGTGCCTCGTTGATGAAGATCATCGTAAACTCCATCGACTTGAGTTTCTGTACGTCCTGCACATTCTCCAACGCGATGAAGACGAACTCCATATCAAACTTCGTCCCGTCCGGCAACCCACCACTGAACCGCGCGGTCATCGGTGCCGTCTGTCTCACCGGCGCGAGCATAGGACTTACCCATTCGGCGAATGTTTTAACCGTCGTCATCCGAAGATTAGGATAGGTCGCACGCACAAGACCGAATCGTGTACGTCTCACCCCATCTACACCGGGTGCTTGTGAATATCCGCGTAACAAAAGCTCTTGGATCATCATCACCGACTTCCCTGTCCCTACGCCGGCTATTACACCACGTACGAAGGTATCATCGTTATGGAACTCCACCGCCGTCGGCGACGGGTTATACATCGGCATTACTATCTGCGTCATTGTGCGCTTGCTCTCTCACTCTCAATTAGTTTTCTTAACTCTTGGATCCGATGTTGTAACAACGCTATTTCTCGCTCATACTTCGCAATCCGTTCTTCTTTCTCACTCTTTCGTGGGTCGTAGTAATACATCTCAGGAAGCGTCATCTTCAACCTCCTCAAAATCCCATGTCAACACCAAGCCGTTTAACGTCCCGATGATAGCGAAGATTACCCCTACCACATAGGCATTGGTTGTCGTATTCCCATAGAAATGCACCAAAGCCCCGAAGAACAGTCCGAACGCCGTTCCTACGATTAGGCTGCTCACCAACGCTTCTTTATTATCATCACTTAACTTCATCTATATCCTCCGGATTTACATCAATCACTGTATTTGTCCCATTAAACGCCTCTGGCTTACGAAGACCATTACCAAAGTTCACCACAAGCTGTACCCCTGTATTGACGGTGGCGTTATCCTGTTTGGTCTTAGCGATTAGGGCCGGGTTAAGATTGGCCAGGTTGGCTGCCAGCTCAATGGCTTTGAAGGCGTCCTTATCTTCCCCATAGTTTATCATGTGTTCTAAGCGTGTTAATCCCTGCTCAGCCACGCGTCGTGCTTGTAACTGGAACCCATTGGTACCTGCCAACGCTGATAGCGAACTCTCTACTTCTCGATAGACCTCTTTAAAGAGCTTGTTCCCTCTTAGCGTCTCATACTGATACGGCGTTAACCCATACTCTGCGATGATTGCATCTTCTTGCTCAGGATAGGCGAGCAACTCAATAATTAAGCTACCCCATTTCCCAACGTTAAAATCCCCCCGTAACGCCGCCGAACCATGCGAAATGGGTTTACGATCAAAGTCTATTTCCGCGAGAATACTGGATAGGTCGGGTAAATCCCCTGCGTTATGATCAACGGTCAGGTCTTGTGTCATACCATCTATCAAATTCGGCATCTGTTACCCCCTCCAAGTTAATCGTATCCATCATAAAGCGAAACGCATCTGCTTTCGTCACACCACACCGCTTACAAAAGGCCATGAGCTTGTCGTGGTAGTCTTCCTCAAGTTTTAGTTGTACTGTCTGCATTGCACTACCTTATTAGTTATTAGTCTAAAGTTATGTTAGTGTATCATAACATCGTTGACAAGCGATAGCGTTCTGTGTAGCATAGCGACGTTTGTTGATTTTTTCATATAAACTTCCTTTATAAAATACATAAGACCTCTGGTTCCCCCTTATCGTCTCCCATCGATTAGGGGGCTTTTTTATTTTACGGCGGAAAAAATTTTCGGTAGGCGTCGGTTTACAAGGAGGAGTGGGGGTCGTCCAAAGGGGTGGGGGTGCCGGCTACGGTAGGTCATTGAGACTAAGAATCCTTGTGCGGAGTAGGACGAGGGTACGTAGGTTATAGTAACACTTTGAAATCAAATAGCTTTGTTTTCTCTGGATTTCGGAAAAATTTGCGAGTGGCGTAGTGCGTTTAAATCTATGCCCTCCCCTCCCCAGTCAGTCCAAACCCTCCGGAGGTACTCCGCTCATAACGAGGCGAAGCCGCTCGAATGGAGCGACGTAGGAGCGACGCTATCTACATAGTCATAGTACACATAGACGAACGAGTCGAAGACGCTCGGTCGCTTAGGGTGGGTGGGTAGGGCAGCGATTTTTTGTGCGTCGAAATGTCTGAGTGTTATGTGGTGGCGTGGATGCTCTGAGGAATTTGGGCTCTGAGGAATTTGGGCACTGAGGAATTTTGTCGCTTTGGGCTGTGACGTTGATGAGGATAATACCGCTCGCATGGTCGCCGTGAAGTATCGGGGTTTGCTCGGTTGCTTTGGGTAGCATGGTATCTGTGAACACTAAGACACTAAAAAGCCAGCTGGTAGAACACTAAGAACACTAAGACACTAAAAAGCCAGCTGGTAGAACACTAAGAACACTAAGAACACTAAGACACTAAAAAGCCAGCTACGCTTACTCAATAACTTTTTAGGTTCTTTGTGTGCCTTTTTTGAAAAACAACGCCGAGGCGTAACGTGACGAAAATTTTAAAAATTATGTCACATTTTACCGAACGCAAGAAACCAAACATTTTCAAATTGTTCATTTTTTGAACGTTTTCGCTTTTTAGATAACACTTGCGAGGTCTCGTTGCAACACTTACGGCACAAAAAAGGCAGGCGATGGGAAGCCGTTTAGTCAACACTTACTACAAAAAAGCGAAAGGAAGAAGATAGCGAAAATATAGGGATGATAGCCTAAAAAGCCTATATATATTAATAATTTAATAATTTAATATATATATAGGACACTTCGCCATTTTTGTCATTTTTCGCTTTTTGCCTTTTGTGTGTGCCTTTTTGCTATTTTTCGAGGGGTGTTTTTTAATTTTTTGGAAATTTTTCCGATTTTCGCAGATTTGGGCGGTTTGTGAGGTGGTCGCCTTTACCCTGTCACTTTTGGAATACGTCGATCCCCCCCCGGATCGGTAAAAAAGTGCGGGAAAAAAGGCACACAAAGAAAGTAAAAAGCAAAATTTGCTTATAAGTCGTTGATTTAATTGGAAATAATTTTCACTTTTTGGTTTCTTTTAGTGCCTTTTTGGGATTTTTCAAACAGCCCCACAAAGAGGATAAAAAGCGTTGTGGATCTAGCGATTGGGCGTTACATTTTCGCAAGTTTTTCGCCGATCTAAATCTGTTTAAATTTTAGGCGATCAGTTAAAAACAATGTAATTATTTAGTTTTTAAGTGTTGACAACATGGAGCGATCTGCTATACTGTGCCACATAAAACGGTCGCATGGCGAAAGCTGAAAAATAATTAAATTTATTATAAATAAGTGTTGACAAGTAGAACATAAAAAGCGATAATGCTAACACTTGATAAGCAAACAAATAGGAGCAAACAAAATGACTTATGATCAAGAACAACGTTTTACCCGTTTATCTAATGATGTCAACGGGAATCCACGATATTACATAGGCGTCTATGAGTTAGCCAATCTCGCTGGCGCCACGGTGGCAGAAGTGGAAGCGGTAGCTATAAAAGCCGGCTTTCGCAAGTATAGAGGCAAAAAATACGGCGCCGGCTATGTTGTAGTAAGCTACAATTTAGATCAGTCGTTAAGCTATCTCAAGGCGCAGTTAGAGAGCAGCGCAGAAGTAGGCTAATTCAATGCGCCTAGCCTTTAATGATTAGGCGCATTTTGTGAGCTTATTTTTTAACTAATAAATAAAGGAGCCGATTAATGTTTACCACATTAAAGCGCCTGGGAGACGGTCGCAGACTTAAAATTTTAGTGCATTGCGAGCGTCCGCAGAAATACCCGTATTCCGTGCAGGTGGTGGAGTTTTATAAATACAACGGGCTGGCGGTGGAGAATAAGATCTATTCATTTGAGTCGCTTGCCGAGGCTAAGGCATTTTATGCGAAAGCCTTTGAGGTGCTGACGCTTGCGCAGCGAATTGAAAAAGCCGAGGGCATTTTGCGCAGAATTAAACGCAAGATCTACGATTTTGAGAATACGCATGATGATTTTGCGCCGGAAAATTGGATCCGTGCAAGAAGAAAAGTGAGCGCATGGTTAGGGCGCAATATACCGCAAAAAGCGGTGGAGCGTCGGGATGTGTTGGATGTCTATTATTTGTGAGGAGTGAGGGCATGAATGAATTTGAATTGAAAAATGTAGGTACTATCTTAAAAGTCGCGGTTTACGAGAGAAATCGAGAGCTACGTATTTCGATAGACGACCCGACAAATCAATGTATGTCGAACAATTATGAGGGAGATTATGCAGCGATTGAACTCACATTTGAGCAGGCGAAAGCATTGGCGCAGTTTTTGAATAATTTAGAGGGCTTAAGAAATGAATGAGAAAGTTTATGAAATAGCGGTAGATGTAGCGGATCTTGCGTATCCGCTACAAATTGAAAGAGAAATTCGCCTCCGCAGCCGATTAGTGGCAGTTTGCGGTAAGAAAGCGATGCGCATGGCGTTTACAATTGAAGGGCGTAAGAATGGGAAGTTTGGATCGGCTTGTGAATTTATCGACCTGCCGGAAGGTGCGTTACTGCCCGATGGTGAGCCTGTGTATCGCAAGATGTTGGATGCGTTTTGTAAGCTGTGGGATCGTGAGTTGACGGCGAAAGACTTGGTGAAGATTGAGAGACGCATTAAGAAATGGTGTAAGGAGCATTTGCCACACAATGCGCAGTATCGCACGTTGGATGAACAGGTTTGGGACTACTACGGGAGCTATTGATGATGTACCAGGAAGAATATAGCACGATCGGTGGCACCTACCCTGACGGTCGGCACCGTGCGATCACGGTATTAGAGGATGGCGTGGAGAAAGTGGCACGCCTCGACATGAGTAAGCCTGTTACCTTGCAGCGGATGCATGAGGTTTGTGAACGCTTAAGAGCGCATACGGGCGTAGAGTTTAACTATCTACGGGTAGAGCATCATATCTATGAGTTCGACGTAGATCCAAATGATGAGGTAGCGAAAGCGCATATTCGTTGCGGTGATTATCCCGGACGTAAGGTAAAAGATAAAACGTATCAGTTCTGGTACGACCGTAACCGTTTACTTATTTGGGATCATGGCACGCCGGTGTACGAGAATGACAACGGCGAAATTTGTAGAGACGCAGACGCATTGGCGGACTGCTATTGTTGAGGGAAAAGATGGAACCGAAAATTGACAGCATCCCGGTGAAGTTTGACATTTGGGACACGTACTACCACGTAAAAGACTACGGGGATAAGGTTGAGGTAAGCATACCTTGCCGGAAGTATGGGAAAGGTAGAGACAAAGAGAGCTGGACGTTGGGGCGTTACACCGAAGAGACGGTGAACCCTGAGTTGATGGCGATGATCCGCTTAATGGTGGAGAGTGGCAAGCCTGCCGTCTTTTCAAAAGAGGGTATGGCGCACTTCGACATGGTGCAGGTAGTTGTAGGGCTTCCGCTGGCGTATGGCTGGCGAGCAAAAGATTTTGAGTAAAAACAGAGGAGAAAAAAGATGAAGCTTTTAGATGTGTTAAACGTTGTTTGTAAGGAATACAGCCGTATTGTGCGAGGTGCTGAACCGAGAGAGTGTTTTAGTAAAGTCAAATACGCATTCGACGGATATCATGCGTTCCACGGTGAAGTCTTAGAGTTTGCCGTAGATGACCTCATAGAGAATGAACGGTTTTTAGCATACGTATGCGATAAGGTAGACATTAGTTATACCCGCGTTGAATATGCAGGCAGACATTACGCTCAATCTACGATTTTGCGTGCGTTGCACGAATACGAGGTGCGATACCACAACGAAGACGACCCGATGCTGGACGAAAATGGGATGACGGCATTACAACGTTTGGCAAGCCAAAATTATGTGCCTGTGTATTTGGAGGCGGAAAGCCTTAAGAAATTATGCACGCACATGAAAGCCCTAGACGAATGGATGATGGCGACTAATTTAGACTCCCTTGAGCCACAAGATATTCATTCGGCGTTGTACTTGATGGATAACGTGCGGTTAAGAGCGTATGTGTGGATGCCTGACGACTACCCATTCGTAGATGTGAAACTATAGTAAGTAGGGCGGTAGAGCTATGCGTATTATACACGGCAATAAAAGCTTAGAGTGCGAAGCAGACTATGATTTGTTTGTTATTACCATGACACGTTACTTTACGATTGGTAAAGATAAATTTGAGTTCGAGCTTGATCCCGTTGAGGGAGAAAAACTTTACCAAGCGTTAGGGAAATGGTTGAAGGGCGTAAAGGATGAATAACTGGCTACCTTATCGGGTAAAAGTTAACAAGCGGACTGGGAGATCGTATATCCTGTTCCAACGCCACTTAACGAAAGACCGCTATCGCTTTCTACACGGTGAGCCATGGATGCAAGACGGAGAGTGTGTGTTTAAGGCAGTGCATTATAAAGGTCGGGTGGTAGTGTGGGTGTTGATGGGTAAGCGGATAGATGATCTAGCTTACCTGAATGTAAAAACCGTAGAGGGGCTGAAAGATGGAGATTTTGATGCCCTCTATAAGATAGCAAAAAAGATGGTGTAAGCATGAAAGTCCTAACACTTAAACAATTTAATGAAAAGATTCGACCTTACGGGTTTAAAGCCGAAGCGAAGAATTATGGCTACCACTACCTGATTCGGTGCAGAGGGTTTAGCGTGAGTTACTACCCCACTTCTGAGAAATGGGTTGGCGAAGACAATCGCGTAGGTAGCGGATTAGCGTCATTTCTTTCCTACTTACGTAGTATTCCAAATAAATCGCTGTCGCTTAAGATGCCTACTCATGAGTTTATCTGTAAGCGTGTGTTTATGGCGACATTTATTGAAGCAAGAGACCTTATGCCATTGTATGGGTTTGATAGTTTCGCTAAGTGGTATGACTACGCAATGCAGAGTCAAACAGATGCGTGGATGACGGCGAAAGATGGGACACGCTTAGTCGTGTTACCGGAATGGTGTGGCGCACCGGCCAAAGATGTAATGCGCCAAGTATATATTGATATTGAAGACCTGATCCGAGCTATTCGGACAGAAAATGTGGAGATTTAAAAAATGAGTAATTCAATAGTGCTAAAAGGCGAAGAAGCCTACAAAAGAATGGCGGAAATAATTTTCGACGCGTGTTCGTTACTGGTAAATATTAAGCTGACCGAAGTAGTAGCGATGGCTTCGTTTAAAGCCGGTATACAAACTCAAGACAACTCACAGAAACCCGGTATTTTTACGATGCACGATGGCGTGGCGGTTGGGGACAGTAGCATGGTGTTTCGACGGTTGATGGGAGAGGAGTTAGGCCCTATTGTAAAGAAATATGTTAGCGTTGAGAAAATGTGTCCATTCCAAGTCATTAAAGAATTTACTCAATTAGTTGACGGCATCACATTCGAATTTATCTAGGGTGGCGATATGGCTAAGAGTAAGAACCGGCGTAAAGACGGGAAGGTTGTTAAGGTCGATCATAAGCAACGTTATAGACGGATGCTAGCGACTGAAATCAAAGACTTGATGGTGTGTAATATCGTCGATAGACGTGAGGTAGTTGACGGGGAACTACGAACCTCTATGACTCCACGCACACTGGTGTATAACCGCAGACTAAAAAAGGTTGTACCAATCACGAAGGTGCAAGAGGAAGGCCTTAGAGCTGAGCGTTGGAAGTGGAACATTCAGACCGGTGTAGTATGTCGCAAGCAAGATGGCACCGTCTATCTTGACCGTGAAATGAACACGCAGACTATCACGGAAGTTTTGTTGACGGAGATGAACGACCACGTAACGAATATGCTGGTCGATGCGTGGACGCAGGCTAACTCTTTACACGCGCTTACGATGTTTTGGGTAGCCTGCCCGTATGAAATCGAAGACATTCCACAAGAAGCCGTGTTAGCACTGATGTGGGCGTTTAATGTAACCGGCAATATGCTAACACAGTATGAACAAGAAACGCCTAATCTAGATGTCATCCACTTCCGCACCGATTATCTACACGAATATGTAGAGTGGTTCAACAACCAACCGAAATTCGCTAAGCGTGTAAAAGAGTTGCGTAATGTGCGGTACTGGTTTGCAGCAGGTGAAGGCAAAATGAAGAAGGGTGAGCTCTCCGAATACCGCCAACGTCTAATTGAGAAGACCGCCATTGAAGATCCAAGTTTTGGGTATGACAAGTTTAATCCGTTCGCGACGGTACAGGGGTTCATTAATTGGGGTGAACACGTAGGGCGCATGGACGGGGTAAAAAGCGGAAGACTCCTTAGTTATTTTGAAGAAGTCCCACCATGTTTAAAAGTCTATGTGGCGTTGGAATATGACAACGGCGAAGTAAACAAAATCTTGTTTTACAACGAGGAGGGAATGAAACGTGCGGAGTCAATCTATGATTAGAGACGGTCAACCGGCATACAAGGTCGTAGTTGAAGGCGGTGTAGAGAAGGTAGTTTACGTGGAGAAGTTTTGTGCGTGGGCTGAGATGTATGCGATGCCGCTTAAAGAGCCGGTAACACTTGGAGTGTTTGCTACCAAGGAAGAGGCGGAGGCTCACTGTGGGACGATGGTTGAGCGCCTTCGCCAAGAGTTTGCTAAATTGAAGTTATAATCATTGCAAACTAAAAAGTAAAAAGTTATACTTGCACCATGTTATTATTTATCGGTGTTAGTATGGAATCGAAATTTATGTTACAGCTCCCTAAGAATCTACGAGCTGACATCAAAAGAGAAGCACGACGACAAGGTATAACGATGAACGACTATATCGTAACTGTGCTTACTCAATTTGTTGATATACAGAGAGGACAACGTGAGCGAAAGAAAGATTAAGAAACTTTCCGAGCGAGTTAAAACCAAGTTAGTGCAAGAAGGTGATTGCTTGATTTGGAAAGGCGCGATGGTGGGTCAATCACCGGTTATTGGTGTGCGACAAGAAGACGGTAAATACCGAAACTTAAATATCCGTGCCTTTCGTGGAACGAAAATTTATGAAGGTACAACATTATCCACCATATTTAAAACCTCATGTGGGAATCCACGTTGCGTGGCGAAAGAACATATTATCTTAGGTTCCCCTTTAGCAGGTCGTACTTTCTTCCGTGCCGGTGCGAAGAAAAACCTCATGGATGTAAACAAAAAAATATTCGACCTGGCCGTAACGGTGGCAGCCGAAGACATGGCGGATGAAGTGGGTCTCGCACCTACCGCCATTCGGAAAATCTTGGCAGAGAATACGGCGATGTATCCTTATTTCACTATCCGCTTAGCCGAGCATTGTAACCTTGAAGACGTAGCGGATTTTAATGGTACACAGAATGCTGCGCGCGAATACTTTAACATCTCGCAGTTTGCTTGGCGTTTTGTTAAGGGTAATAAAATGCAAACTGTCCTCGATGAAGAACTGTATATTAAGTTGTTGGATGAATGCGAAGTACGTGGCCCACATCTCGTTTGGGTAGGTGATACGGCTGGTGGTACACCGGTGAGCGGTGCATTGGGAAGTAAACGACGTGATGCGTTTAAACTGTTAGTGGCCGCAGTTCACGGGGGATCTAAATCACACTTGATTGAAGGTTGTAATTGTGGGTTCGAAGGGTGTATTAACCCATTCCATGTAGGAGTAAAAGCATGAACTTTTTGAATAAATTAAATCCATTTTATTGGAAAAAAGTGGCGGATAAGTGCAATGCACTTACGACGGATCTAGTGAATAAGAATACACACCTAACCGCGTCTAACGTTGAGCTAAAAGAAGAATGCAGAGCCTTACGTCAAAAGGTAGAAGCATTCAATATAGACTTAGCTAATCGCCTTAACGTTGAGGATTCTGAGTTAGCTAAGTGAATTGCTACCGGCGAGGTTAGCGCAGTTGAAGCGAAATTACTCTTAGATTTACGCCTTCTACGCGATGAAACTGATAATGCGAATGAATATGCGCGGTACGCACAAGAAACGTTGACGGCGGAGCAACAAAAAGTCGTAGAACTACAAGCCACCGTTGATCGACTACGTAAACAGAACGATAAATATTTTGAAATTTTTGCTGGCGTAGGAAAAGATGAAGGCATCCTCCTTACAGCGTCGCACCGTGGTAAAACGATTGTGTTAGATTCACCGGATGTAGAGGAGAAATAGTTATGTCAGATGGAATACTAACGGATGTTTCGTCTCTAAAGAAAACTAAAGTAGATCGTTCAACATTGGCTGTACTTAGTAGTATAAAGGAGTTCATCGCATCAGAATTCATGAACAGTTCAAGGGTTTTTGTATCGGATTCAGTCTTTGTCGAATATGGATGTATGGATAGAACAGAAGTGTACGCCGAATTAGAACGGAAGGGATACCAAGTAGAAGAAATCCAACCTTGCCGTGGTGAAGAAGGCGGTATTGTTATTAGTGGGTGGTAGGATGGAACGCACTGAGATAACACTGGACTTCGAAACCTACTACGACAAGAAGTCAAAGTATTTTTTGAAGAATAAAAACAGTGGATTGACGATTGAACAGTACATTCGCAATCCTAAATTCGAGGTCATCGGTCTGTCAGTAAAAGTAGGCAACCGACCGTCTGAGTGGTTATTCCCTCACGAGATCGAAGAATGGTTGAACCACGTAGAAATCGCTTACGGTTGGGATAATGTACGATTAATTGCTCACAATGGGCGGTTTGACTGCGCAATTCTTGGCTGGATTTATAACATTTATCCCGGCCAAATTGCTGACACGATGCTTATGAGCCGAGCAGCGCAGTTGTGGGACGGTAACTCACTTGACGTAGTAACACACCAGCTACGCGACGTTTATAAGTGGGGAATTATCCGTGATGACGCCGGCAACACAACGTGGGGTCATCTAAGCGAAGAAGAAATGTTACGCTCGCTTGATAAAGGCGATGAAGTAATAAGCGCGGATGGCAAGCACTTAATGGATTTTACGGATGAAGAATACGACGCTTATTCTAAGTATGGATGTACGGACGTGGACTTGACGTGGTCGGCATATAACTGGTTTATGCGTGAGTTCAAGTTCCCTGAGCTTGAGATCGACGTTATGACGGCGACAATCGAAACGTTTACTTATCCGGTAGTGGAGCTACACGAACCGGTACTTAAAGTAGTACGTGACATGGTAAATGGGAAGCGTGATGCGTTACTAAGTAAAGTTGGTGCAACGCTTTCAGATCTTCGTTCAGATGATAAGTTCGCAGAACTACTGCGTAACTTGGGCGTCGAGCCACCAACGAAACTAAATGCTAAAGGGCAGACTAAATATGCCTTTGCTAAGAAAGACCTTGATTTTCTACGCTTACTCGAACACGAAGATCCAAACGTGGTTGAACTCGTAGAAGCACGGTTAGGTAACAAGTCATCACAGGCGGTTACACGGGTTGAGCGGTTCTTTGAGTTGGCATCACGTAACCCAATGCCGATGCCTTTAGAATATTACGCTGCGCACACAGGACGATGGGGTGGTTGCTTAACGTCTGATACTTTGGTAATATGCTTAACAGCCGAACAACAAGTAGTTCATAAGAAAATCGTGGATGTACTGTTGTCAGACCTTGTGTGGGACGGAGTAGAGTTCGTAGAACACGAGGGTGTTAAGTTTAGTGGGTATCAAGAGGTTATTACACATGACGGAATCACAGGAACAGCGTGCCACCCGGTGTTCATCAATGACACCGAAACGATTAGCTTATCTGAAGCAATGCGAACAGGAACGAAAATCATGGATTGCCAAGAACCGAGTGTTAAGCGAACTTACACTAACGGGCGAACACCTAAATGACCGAGGTAAGTGGGTAATTGATTGGGTTTGCTCTTGTGGAAGAACGGGTCATAGCAAGAAAGCAGAGCTTGAAAGGGCTATGAGAGAAAGAGGTTGGGTAGGTTGCTATAACTGCGCGCAGAAGCGGAAAATGCTGAAAATAGTTAACACACCTGGTTGGAAAGAACATCAACGGAAGATGATACAAGCAGCAATTCGCAAAGTGTCCGAAGAAGTAGAGAATCAACCGTATCGCCATTTACGCTTTATTTGTACAGGCGCAAAATCGCGGTGTTCAAATAAAAACTCCAACGCATACAAGGATTACGGGGCTAGAGGTATAGAGTTTCGTTTTAATTCCCCAATGGAAATGGCGAAATGGGTGTACGAAAACTTAGGCGACCGCCCCAGTAAGAACCACTCAATAGATCGTGTTGATAACAACGGCCATTACGAACCAGGTAATTTACGATGGGCGACACGAGCTGAACAAGCAAGTAATAAGAGAGCGTATAAGGTGGGAGCAATAGGCGCGCGTATAAAACACTTATTGTCAAAGCGACCGGATTATTGTTATGAAGCCATACGAAATTTAATAAAACAAGGTTTTACGGATGAAGAAATTATCAGCAGAAGAAAATGTAAACGTTCGCGTTGAACCTGTTTATGACATCGTTAATTGTGGCCCTCGGCATAGATTTTGGGCGAATGGTAAATTAGTTCATAACTCCGATGCAATTAACGTTCAAAATATGAACAGAAATCAGCTCGTCGATAAGACTACGCCGGTAGGAACGAAAGTATTTTACAAAGACGCAGCCGATGCAGTCGTTGCCGTACTAGACGATAACAAAGTTCATTTGGCCCGTGCTGGAGTAGTCGAGAACGACGAAGAAGAACTCCACATCATGGGCCTTCGCGACGCAATCAAAGCACCGAAGGGTAAGAAACTTGTGGTACTGGACTGGAGCCAAATTGAGTTGCGATTTAACAGTTGGCTTTGGGGTGAGGTGTGGATCTTAGACACGTTAGTAAGCGGTAAAGACGTTTATAAAGTAACGGCTGCGATGACCTACGGGATCGAATACGGTGAAGTTAACAAGTCTCAACGGTTCGTTGGTAAATCACAACAATTAGGTCTAGGTTATGGTGCCGGAAAGAACGGGCTTATCGTTGTAATGGGTAAGCGTTCAGAAGAATTCACCGAGCAACAACTACAATCATTTGTTAACTCTTATCGCCAATCTGCGCCGAATATTAAGCGTGGTTGGGACAAGTGTAAAACGATGCTTAACGCCATGGTACAAGGTATTGACGTAGAGTTAGGCGATAAGAACGAATTGTTTTATTCGGTCGGTAACAAGATCATGCGCCCGAATGGCATGGCGTTGACATACCGTGGCGTACACCACCGGCCAGTTGAAATGGGTAACGAGTTATGGTTTTGGGGTAAGAACAAACATACTAAGAAACCTGATTGGGAAAAGACGTTCGGTGGCAAAATTACGGAAAACCTTTGCGTCGATGGAGATGCCGAAGTTATGACCGACCGTGGCTGGGTTAAGTTAAAAGACGTTAAGTTGACTGACAAAGTTCACGATGGGGTTGAGTTTGTAACTCATTCGGGTATCCTCTATAAATCAGTCAAACAATGTGTTAATATCGACGGAGTTTATATGACAGAAGACCACGAGGTATTAACAAATGACGGATGGAAAGAAGCAGGGGTACTCATATCCGAACGGGGTGCATCATCTATTCAAAGACTTGACCGGGCAACGCTTCGGGAAATTAGTCGCTGTGGAGAAAGTAAGAAAAAACAATCAATGGTGGTGGCTTTACCATTGCGATTGTGGCAATTCTTGTGTGAAAGACCCCGGAGACGTAATGAAGTCGATAAAGCGAGGGAGTGTTCCAAGTTGCGGTTGCATATCCCATTCGCAGATAAGCGCGAAAAATCGTACGCATGGAATGACGAAGCACCCTCTCTATGCAATTTGGCGCTCGATGAAACAGCGTTGTACGCAACCGAACCACAAGGCGTGGCACAACTATGGTGGACGTGGTATCACGGTTTGTCCGAGATGGTTGGAGAGCTTCGAGAACTTCCGAGACGATATGTTACCTTCTTACAAAGAGGGGTTGGATTTAGATCGGGTCGACAACAACGGAAACTACGAACCGAAGAATTGCCATTGGGTGTCTCGAAAGGAGAATTGCAAGAACAGAAGACGAACGGTATGGATCGACATGAAGGACGGAACGAAGCTGACCGTGATGGAGTTTTCGCGAAAGTTTGGTATCGGGCATACAACGGTATTGTATCGTTTATCTCGTGGTGTGGAGATGCCTCAACTAGCGGAGAAACCGGATGCTACAAGGAAGTTTACGACATCTTAAATTGTGGCCCACGAAATCGCTTTGTTGTTAAAGGCAAAGAAGAACCATTTATCGTTCATAACTGCCAGGCCGCGTGTCGAGACATCGCAGCGGAGAAAGTCGTAAACCTACGCAAGAAGTTTTTTGAACGTGGATTCACTCGTGATGATGCTCATATCGTGATGACCGTTCACGATGAAATCATTGTGTGTTGTAAAGACGAACTGGCGGAAGAAGTATTCGACATCATGCAGGATGTAATGACGCACTCAACAGGGTGGTATGCGTCACTCCCGTTAGCAGTAGATGGTTCAATTGCGCAACGCTACGGGTGTGCGAAATGATCAATAAAATTTTTAATGAAAGTTGTCTTAATACATTGGCGCGTATGTCAGACGACAGCGTTGATCTAGTGATAACGTCTCCACCGTACAATATGAATCTTCGTATTCGAGACGGGAAATATTGCTCACGTCAGATTACGAAAGAGTTTTCGACGAAGTACGATGGGTTTAGTGACAATATGCCGATCGCAGAATACTTTGATTTCCACTTGCGCGTTATTAAAGAACTTCTAAGAGTGGCACCCATTGTATTTTATAACGTACAAATCGTTACCGGAAGTAAGCGAGCGGTATTTAAACTTCTTGGCGAACTTAACGAATATGTAAAAGACATAATTGTTTGGGACAAAGAGAACGCTCAACCGGCTATGAGCGAGGGCGTCTTAAATCGACAGTACGAGCTTATAATTGTGTTCGCAAAACGCGACGCGATAAGTCGTAAATTTAATTATTGTAACTTCGAGAGAGGTACATTAAATGATGTGTAGAGAATTAAGCGCGGTAAGAAAGTAACTAATCTACACGGCGCAACATTTCCGGAAGAATTGGTTGAGAAGATCCTCACAAATTTCTCACGTGAACGAGACGTAGTTTATGATCCGTTCATGGGAACAGGTACAACGGCCGTAGTATGTAAGAAGATGAACCGTCGCTTTATTGGGAGCGAAATAATCACCTCGTATGTAGAGGTGGCAAAGGAGAGATTACAAAATGATTAAGATTCAATTTTCACTTCTCGCTGACGTCAGCGACGTAGAGCTGCTTGAGCGGATTATGGAGAAACTAAACCTCCGAGGGATGCGCGGTAGAGTTACTTTAGCAAAGCGCGACGAATGGCCTAGCCATCGTCGTGAGCTACGTGTGGATGTAATGCCACGTGCAGGACAAGAGAGCCACATGGCGAAGAAATTACGCCAGTTGGAACAAGATGGTAAATCATTGGTTAATGCGGTGGTGATAATCGCTGAAGTAGGTAAATAAGATGGCAGCTAAGATTAAATTTAGTAGTTCTGCAACCGAAGATATATTATTCGCTCTTGCAGACGTTGTTCGGACTGCGCTGGGATTTAGTGAGCGCAACGAGAACATGGTGAGAGTCGAGGTTAATGGGGAATCAACCGACTGGGTAGACTATATTCTTGTTTTAGATTTTCCTCTAACTACGGCGCAAGAAGCGACTATCTATTTTCTGATGTGCGACGATAAGTACCGCATCCAATGGTCTGAACTACATGAGGAGTATCGGTAATGAGCGAAGTAACATACAAACGTAGAACGGAAGTCCATTACAAACACGATGGTAAAGTCTGGAGAGAGGTTGATACCGATAAAATCGTTACGTTTGAGAACTTAGATTATGGTGGATTCGCAAGTGGCGTATTACTCGAACTGGTAGATGGTAACGAATGGCGCGTCGTAACCGAATCATTGTTCTTTCGAATGAAACTGATAACCGTCGATGTCGAACCGCCGTCGATTAGCGTTATTGTCAAGTTACCGTCTAATTCAGTTTCGAGTCCGAATGAATTCCTAGCCTCGCTATGTGAGGCGATGGACTTCAATGGTACAGACCAGGTGAATTATCCAACTTGGGTAGGACAGCGCGAAAGTTATCTCTGCGCGTTTGTGATCAAAAAAGGTCATCAGCCAATAGACGTTTTACTGAATAACGCAGCGAAATGTTTTGAGGGGTTAGGTGCCACGTTATGCGCCGTGTCTTCGCCGGAGGGAATTGTGATCTACGACTTAGAATCAATCCGCGCACTAGACCCACCGCTACACCTACGAATTAAAGGAGAGTAGGAAATGGAAGCACTGTTTGCCGTAGGTATTCTCGTAGGCGTGGCCCTTATAGTTAAGGGTATTAAAGTCGCCAGCGTAGCGATGATCGTGCTTGGAGCCGTCTGTATGACAGCGAATTTGGGAAGTTTATTTATGCGTAAGGATTAAGAATGACAAAACAACGAAGTGTTATGAACTCCATTCGTGGCAGTAAGACAGCACCGGAAGACAAAGACTTTTGGGCTACCCCGAATGAGATTTATAACGGGGCGTTAAAGTATTTCGTACAAAAGGGGTTACTCGACCCACAATCTGTTTATGTTGGCGATGTGTGTGCGAGTAAACATAACACTAAGCACACGCGGTTCTTCACTGAGGAACAAGATTCATTGCAACAAGACTGGATTAAGTTCGTTAGTGCTGTACGGTGTAACGGGGTGTTATGGTGCAATCCACCTTATAGTAGAAAACAAAAGGAACGCTTTATCGCAAAAGGCATTCACTTCGCAGAAAACGTGAAGTTCGATGGGGCAGGGGTAATCATGCTACTACCGGCTGATACATCGACAGCGTGGTTCAGCGAGTGTGTTAAGCACGCCAAAGCGGTGGCATTTATCTGTAATGGGCGTATCAGTTTTATCAACAACAGTACCGGAGAACGGACAGACGGTAACAATTCCGGTAGCGTACTGGTGCTATTCGCTAAGCGCGGAGCAGGACAAAAAGTAGCGCGTACGTTGTATGTGACGCGTAGCAAACTAGAAGAACTTGGTAAGGAATAGAACATGGCTAACACTTACTACTCACATCTAAGAAAAGTAACACGTGGAACTGTTACTTTTGATGGGCGAAAGTACCGCCACGTCGCCTTAAAAGAATATGAAGGTCAAACGGTGGACATAGACACCGCAGATCTAAAGGATCTAACGAAAAGAAAAATCTACACACGCGAAGGTAAATTTATTTGTGAAGCAACAATGAAGGAGTTAGGAAATGACAGAACTTAAACAAAAACCAGTAACAGTTAAAGTATGGAAGTTAACACGCGATAACGTCGCTAAAGGTATTCCGGAGTGGGTAACATTCGACGTGCTTAAAAAAGATGATGCACCCGATAGTTTTTCACGTATGGATTTCGTGATGGTACTTAACACGAAACTCGGCCACGTGTATGCGCAGGAAGGGCAATATGTCGTGTTGCTTGCAGACGGTTATCTACAAGCCTGGCCGGAAGAATTGTTGCAGTTACTATATGAACCAACAGAAGGATAGTAAAAGATGGCTAAGTTTCTTGAATTCAAACACTATGGAAAGGATAGCAAAGTTTTAATAAATAAAAACGCTATTATGTCAGTAAGCCCTCACCATAACCTCCCTGCGTCAGTGGTAAGACTACGTTATAACAAGGAATTCAACGTCGCAGAAAGTGTCGAAGAGATTAAGGCAAAAATAAGCGGAGTAAACGATGACTAAACTAATCGCATTTACCGCCATAGAGGGGAAAACTGTTTTGATTAACCCAGCGCACATTATCAAAGTACATCCCAACGGTAATAGGGGGTCAATGATCGTTCTTAGTAACTACGAGCCTAATAATTCGCAAGTAGTTCATGTTGTACAACCGATTGACAAAGTAGAACAAATGGTAAACGGAGTAAACGATGACTAAATACGTCAAAAAACCAGTAAAAGTAAACGCATGGCAACTAACAAGCGAAAACATCGAAGCCGGTATGCCGGACTGGCTCGACTTAGACAAGATTCATATCTTCAATGGTGGCGCACCTTTCGCTGAGATCGAAACGCTTGAAGGTTTGATGACAGCGTCCTATGGTGATTACATCATCCAAGGTGTTAAGGGTGAATTTTACCCTTGTAAACCGGATATTTTCTTAGCGACGTATGAAAAGGCACCGGTACTATTGAAGAACGGACAAGAAGATTACTCCGTTCTAGATGATATTACGCTCACTGGAAAGCTACGCGCAGCTAAGGAAGCGTATCAGCGCTTAGGCCTGGAATCCTACAAACGTACGATCGAAAAGCAAGTAGAAGGTAAAGGCGTAGTGTTTGGCAAAAGCGTGATTACCATTGAAGGTATGAAAGGTGAATATTTAGTTTCAGATATGGAAGAGCAACTATCGCGTGCATCGTACGTGCCATTCCCAATGCTCGCCATCCGCAATATTAAAGTGAACGGGGAAGTAAGTAATAAATTACAGTACGCCAATCGAACTCATCCGGTAGTAACAGTAGTCGGTGAGTATGTAGAAGGAACGAGAGGAGGGGTTGTATATGACTAAGCGCGAACGCCAAGTAGCGAAGATGATTACTTGCGGTATGATAACGTTAGCTGTACTAGCAGCCTGTACCGATGCGGAAAGAGAGCGGATTGTACGCTTTAACAACGAGACCGATATTATGTGTTTTTCTGGGTCAGCTACACCGGTGTTTACCGACAGATCTACGGGGCGCGTGGAATACACAGAGAACGGTGGCGGTGTTTATTACAAAAGTAAAAACACAGGTAAGTTTGTACAGTTATATATGGACTGCGTAATTACAGGGGAATAATCTTATGACTAAACATTTCATGGTCGATATTGAAACGCTATCTACTGCAGTAAACGCAGTGGTATTAAGCGTCGGTGCGGTTGAGTTCGATCCATTTACAGGTAAGATTGAGCGTGAGTTCTATCGCGAACTCAGACTAGATATGCAGCGTGATCGGCATATTTCAGGAGATACCGTTCAATGGTGGGCCAAGCAGTTAACAGAAAATAACGCGGATAATATCTTAACGAATCCTAATTCGAAAAAACTTGACCCTCATAATGCCGTGTTTAGTCTCGCAGAGTTTTTGAAATGTAGTACTTATGGGGTTACTACGCCGGAAGAATACGAAAATATTGAAGTGTGGGCGTGCGACCCTGACTTCGACTTGGCAATCTTAAGTAACTTATATGAATCCTTATACCTAGTGGTGCCTTGGAAGTTTTGGAATACACGTTCAGTGCGTACGGTGCGAATGTTAAATAAAATTGCAGGTATAGAGGTGCCTGTACAACCTGTTACGCATAATGCGTTGGAAGATTGCATCCGACAAGCGAAAGAAGTATCTGCTATGCTATCTATGTTGCACCGCTTAGGTCAAAATAAACAAAACCTCATTAATGCTTATGACGGTTTGGCAGCGTGCCGTAAGTTAAAAAACGAAAATAACTTACTGCCTAATGTGGATAATGTGCTGTACCAAATCGGAAAAACATTTAGCTTACCGGAGGAAGTGGAATAATGATGAATAACATAAGAACCGAACTACTCGAACACACGAACGGGGTAGAAAACATAAAAGCAGTGCAATTAGCTTTACATACGGATAGACAGAACCCCCATAATGTGTCGTTATTTCATCTTCCGGAAGGGTATAGTAGCGAACAACTACAATCGTTCTTATTCGAAATAGATCGTATGTACGATGCAGGGTACGGAACACAAGAATTGTACGGTTTTATTTGGTGGAAAGATGGTACTTGGTCTAGTCGATTCGAATACGATGGTTCAGAGCGATGGGAGCATCATGTACGTCCTACTTATCCGTTAAATCGCGAAGAAATGTTGGATTTAATATGAAATTAATGCCCCAATCGCCATCGTCTGTAAGTACGTATAACACTTGCCCTAAGCAGTACCAGGCGAAGTACATCACTAAAGAGGTGGTGTTTAAGTCAACGGCGGAGACGGAGCGTGGAACCCGTTGGCATAAGCAGCTAGAAGAAAGACTGCGTGATAAGTTAGATTTACCGGAAGAAACCGCCATTTTTGAACCCCTGATCCGCCGGTTAGAGCTGATGAAAGGTGAGAAGTTAGCCGAAACAAGATTCGGTATCACCGCAGATTTTAAGGCGTGCGATTACAAAGCGCGTTGGTATGGTGGTACGGCAGACGCAGTGGTACTTAACCATGAAGACCGCAAAGCGGTTATCTTCGACTACAAGACCGGTAAGGTCAAGGACAACGAAGATTTCCGTAAGCAGCTTACTAACTATGCGCTAATGGCGTTCATCGCATATCCGCATATCCAGCAGATCCGTGTAGCGTATATCTTCTTAGACGCGATGCAATTTAGTCCGATTGAACACGGAAGAAAAGGATTACTGTTCAAACGATCTGATATGGAACAGATGAAAAGCGATTTGTCTTTAGACATCGATCGCATCGCTCACTCTACGGAAAGAAACGAATGGCTACCGAACCCTAGTGGTTTGTGTCGCCCAAATAAACCAACCGTCAACGGCGGTAAACCATGGTGCCAAGTTAAATCTTGCCCGTTCTGGAATAAAAGGTAAAAACAATGACTGAACAAACTAAAACCCCACAAGAACGCTACGCCGATTTTATTAATAAAATTCGTGCGCAGTTTAATAAGAACGCAACGCACTTACAGGCAGCCGACAGTCGCTTGGAAGCACAAGACTACGATGGGTTCTTAGCGCAATATGCCGGCTTGGATAAAGAAACGTTACTTGAAATCGTACAGGCGCAACACGTCAAGGTTAATGAGACGTATGGTCTTATGATGCAACGCCAACAAAATTTAGAAGTCATCTTACAAGACATCGCACATTGCCAAGACTTCGTTGCTTTCGGTAAATTAAAAGAAAAGGCGCAGACTATTTTAATGGCACACCAACTTCAACGGCGCGGTATGAGCGATGAAGAAATTGTAAAAGCTTTGAACACCGCCAATGATGGTGGCAAAACAATTATTCAGCAGTAGGTGGCTTATGACCTTACATGAAAAATTCTTAGAGTGGCATTTCCGCCAATATCCGCCTGAGCATCATCACTTTGAATACGACCAGTACACGAATGGTAATTTTAAAGATTGGCGTGTACAAAATCGCTGGGAAGCCTTTCAAGGCGGATATGAAGCGACGAAGCAAGAGGAAAACGAACGATGAATAAGTTAGACATCGCTATGAGCGAAGACCCTTGGTGGCGAGGTTTTAAGTTAGGTGTGTTCATAGGTATGGTAGTTGGATTCATTCTTGTAGGAATTTCGGGGTAGATTATGGCTAAACAAACACCGGAAGGGAAAGTCAAGAAGAAACTATTGGACTTTCTAAAATCGCTAGGTGGCGATTGCTTTTATTATATGCCGGTACAAAACGGTATGGGGCAGACAGGTATTCCCGATGTAATGGCGATTATTAAAGGTGTGCCGTTTGCGTTTGAGTGTAAGGCTACACCTAAACAACAGCCTACCGTCTTGCAGGCTTATGCACTAGATCGTATTCATAAAGCGCGCGGTTTTGCGTGGGTGGTAGACAACGAAAGTGTCGACCTCGCCATATTCTACGCGAAAGAATTAAGCAATGCCGCAAGCAACAACGGGACGTACGGTGATATGGAAGACCTAGACGCATTGAAAGAGCATGAACACGCTAAGGTTCTCTATCGCTGGAAAGACAAACTTGAGCCTGTGGAGTTCGACGGTGAGTGATGAGCAACTAATTCTTTCTCGTCAGCGCGTTAAAAACTTCGGTGAGGTTTTTACACCTTCTAAGGTTGTAAAGGAAATGTGCGACTTGATTCAAGCGGAGTGCTACGATGAGAAGACCACGTTTTTAGAGCCGAGCTGTGGTACAGGTAACTTCCTTGTGGAGATACTTTCTCGTAAGTTAAGTACAATTATCGCAGATGGCGACAGCGATAAGGAGACAGAGGAGAAGTTTTATATGGCATTGGGATCTATATATGGCGTAGATCTTCAAGACGACAATGTAAAACAATGCCAAAGTCGGTTACAAGAGTTAGCTGAAACAATGGCGTATGGTATAGGGTTATCCCTCTCAAAAACGGTAGTTAGTTCTATCCTTCAAAGTAATATCCGATGCGCAGACGCGTTAAAAGACACGGTGCTATTCGCTAAAGTTAGTGTGAACAAAACAGGTGTAGTTCTAAAATATCACGCAGTGAACTTACAAAATGGAAATTCAGAGTATAAGTTTTCGGTAGGGGTGGCGGTATGGCACTTGTAGTTAAGGATAAAAAAGCCATAGTCTTAAAGGTGAGAGACCCTTCAAAGTACACGGAAGTACTTTCACAAGCTGGTATTAAATTTAAACAAGACGGTCATAACCTGGCCGTCAAACATAATGTCGATACACATAAAATCCTTGGTAATCTCGGTGCGAAACTCGAAGGTCTTGAACCTATGCGAGTACAGTACGCCTATCCTAAATTACATGGGATGTACGACCCGATGAAACACCAAGCAGAGACAGCCGTTTTTGTCTCGCAAAACCCAAAGGCCTTCGTACTTAATACGCAACGTACCGGTAAAACTGCGAGTTGCTTATGGGCCGCGGACTACCTCATGAAAGAAGGCATCATTGATAAAGTGTTGGTGTGTTGCACCGTGTCGAACTGTGGCACGTGGCTCAATGAAGTCAATGCCATATTCGCTAACCGTTGGGCGATGGTAGCACGAGGTAGCGCGTCGGTTAGACGGTCTGTTCTACGTCAGAAATGCGACTTTCATATTATCAACCACGACGGAATCAAAGTTGTGGCAGATATTTGGGACAACTACTTAACGGATAAGACACTACTAATCATTGATGAAGCACGCTTATTTAGCGATCCGAAGTCAGACCGCTGGGCGGTGATGAATGAGATGGCGACTAAGTGTAAGTACGTATGGGCCCTAACAGGTACCCCACTCTCAGGTGGCCCAGTGGCAGCGTATGGATTTATTAAGTTAGTCGCACCTCACCGTGTACCTAAAACGGTTGGAGCTTGGCAAGCCGCTACGATGTTTAAAGTAGGTGAGCGGAAGTGGGTACCAAAGCGCGGATGGGAAGAGATTGTGTATAACGCGTTACAACCGGCAATTCGATTTAACGCTGATGACGTACTAGACCTTCCACCGTTGCAAATGATGTACAACGAGGCAGAGCTTACACCGGATCAGCAAAAGGCCTATGACAAGCTCCGTAACGAGGGAGCGATTCCTCTTCGCGAGGGTAAAGTCTCAGCCGCTAATGCGGGGGTGTTAGTGTTTAAGCTGTTACAGACGGCGGCGGGTGTGGTGAAACTTGATCAAGATGGCGACGATGATACGGCGGTATTGAAATTGCCACCGAAAGGACGGCTTAAAGTACTCGATGAAATCATTCAAGGCACCGACAACAAAGTTATTGTGTTCGCTAGTTTCAAAGCGGTGGTAGATTTACTACAAGAACACTGTAATAAGAAGTACGGTTCGGTGTGGATCGATGGTCGCGTAACCGGTAAAAAACGGGATGAAGTCGTTCATAAATTCCAAACTGACCCAAACATTAAAGTATTAGTGGCACACCCAAAGACCACTTCGCACGGGTTAGAATTCGCGGTGGCAGATACGATTGTGTGGTTCACGCCACACCATAGCTTAGAGCTTTACGATCAAGCGAATAAGCGCATTCAGTCTAAGCTACAGAAAAACAACATGGGTATTTACCACATCTTCTGTACTCCGTTGGAGCAAGCAATTTACCGCAAGCTCGCCAATGGTAGTGAAGCGCAACAAAGTTTTCTTGAGTTATATAAGCAAGAAATTGGTTTACAGTAAAAATTTTTCAGTATATAATCACCGTACTTAACAACAAAGAGGGCAATTATTATGGCAGGAAAAGGTAAATTCCTTTATATTTTTTCACCCGGTATGTCTAACGAAGTCACGGACGAAGAACACCGTATCTACATCGGTGATAGCGCCAAACACATGGACGAAGGTACGCAGTATTTTCCGTTAGGCAACTTCTCTACTGACGACTTACTAAAACTTAAAGCACAAATTGCTACAGCATTAGAATGTCGCATGGACTTAGACGACGTAACTGAGAAAAACTTGGAAGCGTTAAAAACAAAACTGCGCAGCGCAAAAACAGAAGTCATCGCGCAACTAGCACGTCAAACATTAGATCGTTTAGACGTTGTGGCCTCCGATGAAAAACGTGCGAAGACACGATTGGCTATTATCGAAGATGAACTACGTCATCGCATGGAAGAAGACGGTTCCGCAGAAATGAAATTCACCGGTGTACTTGGCGTTTCATATAAACCTGAGACCGTCTATAACGTTGGTGAAGAAGGCTGGACTCCGGTGTACAGCTCAATCGTTGCAGACAGCGTAGCGCAGCAATTAGCTGACGACGGTCTAGTTCGCGCAATCGCTAACAACCAAGACGTTGACGCAAGCACCGTTCGCGATATTGCAAACGACATTGTGGGAAGTATTCGCGATGGATTACGAAATGCAGAAGCATTTGCGATTTTACAAAAGCGTTTGACTAGTACAACGCTTAATGACTTAACTAAGCAAGGTTTAGATCTACCAAACGGGGTAGAGCAAAAAACATTGCAAAAACTTAAACTACGTAAACTTAAATAAATAGGAGTGATTATTTATGTCAAACTTAATGGTAATTGACATGGGTGCTTTACCCATCGCTTATGATGATGAATTGGCCCAAGAATTAACGAAAGACTTAACCGCAGGTCTTAGTGGTACTTTCAAACGTGCGCCACGTTTATCGATGGGTAATAGCGGGGATTGGGAACTCGTTACACCGGAAGGTGAAGCTATCGACTTAGGACGTTCAGTTAATATCGTCATCGTGGATCAACGTAATGTAAACTCGCGTATTCACTACGAGAAGTCTTTTGATAAACAGAAAGAAGAAGGTGAGTTCGCAGCACCGGATTGCTACAGTACAGACGGTCAATACCCTGACACAAGCGTGGAAAATCCACTTTGCGAAAGTTGTAAAGAATGTGAGTTCAACAAAATCAGCTCTAATTTCCAAGTGGGGAATGTCCCATGTAATACCTATCGACGCCTCATTTGTGTATTAGTGCAAGAAGATGGTACTTTCTCTGAGCCGGTAGTATTTGAACCTAAATATAAATCGCTATCTGAGAAAACAGTAGTACGTGAGCGATACGGTAGCTACAGTTGGTATATGCAGACTTTGACTGCGCAGGTGCATCCTGTAACGAAAAAACCTATGCCGATACCAACCCAATTCGTAGTAACACATTGTACGTCTCTACCTAAGATGGAAGTTGCCACCGTGAAGTTTGGTCTTGCGTCTAATGCGCAGGGTGGTTACTGGGTATTATCTAACGAACAACGCCAAGAAATTTTACGCTTGAAAGATAGCGAGGAAGTCCAAGAGTTGTTACGTCCGTTCAATGCAGCGTTTGAAAACCCTTCTTCCGCCGGTCGAATCCCTGTGATTAACGTTGATATTGACGAACCGGAAGAACAACCTAAGAAAGAAGTCACGAAAGAACAGACCAAGAAATCATCGCCGGCGAAGAAAGCGCCACCGGCTAAGAAAACTCGCAAGGTTGTGTTAGGTATGGAACACCCTGATGTGGTGAATACAACTGAGTATGACTATGCCGAATTGAAAGAATGGGCGGATGACGCAACGGAAGACGAAGTCCGTGAGTTCTTAGCGGAAAACTTCCCACAAGCATTAGAGCCTGTAGAAGTGGAAGTCGAAGAAACTAAAGAAGCTCCGGCGGAAGTGCCTGCGAAGAAATCTGCGCCTAAACGTAAGGTCGTGGAGAAGAAAGCCGAAGTGGCGGAGAACGTGGTATCTAATGATAGCAACGTAGATGATGAATCCGTGAAACAAGCCGAAGCATTGGCAGAAGACTTAGGCGAATTTGACGACTAAGATTAACTTATTATAAAATACTTCGCGGTGAGAGCAGACTCACCGCATTTTCTACCAATAAAGAGGGCAATATCAATGACAAACCCAATCTCACGTACAGTATTCATAATGTTGTACCTACTTACATCTGCTTACCCGCATTTTAAATTGCCCGATTGCAGAGTAAGATCTGACTTTTGTTCGTAGGTGCAACATTATGAATACTTTAGAACACCTCTCTCGCATATTACCAAGCTCCGGACTTAAGGTTATGGCTGTAATGCAACAGCGCGTTGACAACAACGGAGACTTAGTATTCAAGGCAGACGGTTCCCCTTCGCTTACCACGCGCCATAAAACGTTTAAAACAGTAGAAGACTTAGCTAAACGTATTGGTCTTATGTCCCATTCCAGTAACACAGTTTACATGGCTTTGGGGGGATTTGACCCTGAACGTAGCTTTATTGACAAAGAGTTCGAAGGTAAACCCTATAAAGGATTCTCTCGCAGTGCGGACTTCACAATCGCTTTCAAAGCCTTTTGGTTAGACTTAGATGTTGGCGAAGACAAGTATGCCGAGAAAAAAGGTTATGCCACGCAGTCTATGGCGATTGAAAAGCTATGGGAATTCGTCCACGCAATCGGACTGCCTGACCCTATCGTGATTAACAGTGGCCGTGGCGTCCACGCTTACTGGGCGTTAGAAGAAGAAATCGACGCACAGAGTTGGTTTAAGATGGCGAAAGTATTTGACGCCATTATTAAGCACTACGGTCTCTACGCTGACCCTGCGTGTACGATGGATAGAGCGCGTATTCTACGACCCGTAGGCACCATTAACCATAAGAACGGCAAGCGTGTTAAGCTAATTTCAGATGCACCGGACATACCATTCTCCGCTTTCGTAAATGCGCTTAAACCTTACTATCGCGAACACAAAGCGGAAATCGAAGCTATCAAAGTTAAAGTGGTTGAGTACGTCAAAAAAGACCCTTCCTCTTTCGTTGATCAAAAACCTAAGCACGCGAAGTACTTTTTGAAACGCTGCCAAGTAGCGAACTTTACGCTCTTTGGGGATAACCCTGTAGCTGAGCCGGTATGGCGCGGTGTGCTTGGTGTAATGCGCTACTGCGAGAACGCAGATAAACACATCGAGACCTTACGTCGCAAGTGTAAAACTCGCTTTCCGGAGACAACTCGCTTTGACGAAGATCGCACCGCAGAGAAGTTACAACGCTTCATCGACATGGACATGGGGCCTACGACTTGCTCTTACTTCCAACGTGAATGCGGTGAGCTATGTGAGGGTTGCCCTCATGCGATGGAAGGTAGAATAAAAACCCCTTTAACTTTAGCTGAACATTATGAAGAAATCCCCGTACCGCAGTATAACTTGGAGATCGGAGCGTTGGAATACCCAGCGCAAGCGTCTAAATCAGCAGAGGTCGAACGCGGAGATAAAGTCGCAGAGACTAGCGGAGCTACGAGTGCAGAATCGCGCAGTAACGGCAGCGGTAATGGTGGAAGTGATAGCACGCGTAATGATGGAACACCGCAACCACCGTTCCCGTACAAACGGTCTAATAAAGGATTAGTTATCCAAGAGAACGACCAAGAAGTTGTGTTCTTCCAAGGCGACTTGTTCCCGATCATGACAAAATTCGTCGAGGTCGTAGACGGTGAGCAGAGCGTCATGGTTAAGTATATGTTACGCATCGGCTTAAACGGGCAGTACCAAGAGATTTCGTTCTTCATGAAAGACTGGTACGCACCTGATCGCTTAAAACAACGCTTAGGTATGGCCGGGGTATCTATTAAAGATAAACACATGATAACGCTCATTAACTACTTGCGAGCTTATCAGAACGAGGTTCAAGAACGTATGACAGAAGTAAGACAGATGCAACACTTCGGGTGGGTAGATGACACCCAACAGTTCTTACTAGGTAACAAACTCTATCAACGAGATGGCGTAGTTACTGTACAGCCACATCTTAACATTAAGAACTATTGTCGCTTGTTCCGCCAATCCGGCACATTAGAAGGATGGAAGAACTTAATGCGACGCTTATCGACTTACGGGGCAGTAGAGCAACAGATCTGCGTGCTGAGTAGTTTCGGCACAACGCTTATGCGCTTTACTAACTACAACGGCATTTGGTTACACTTAATGACTAAACCGGGTTACGGAAAGACTACGACCCAAGAAATGATGAACGGTATTTGGGGACACCCTAGCGAGCTTTTATTGAACGCGAAGGACACAGTTAATGCCATTGAAGAACGGTTTGGGCGTTGGTGCAACCTCGGCGTTACAATCGACGAGCTATCCAACCTCGATCCACGTGTTACGTCAGACCTACTCTTGGGTGTAACGCAAGGGCGCACAAAACGTCGCTTAGACACCAATATGCGTGAGCGTATGGATAACTTGTCTTGGCAACTTATGGTGCTATCGAGTGGTAACTTCTCGCTTATCGACCGGATTAATACGGCAAAAGAAGACGTAGCTGCCGAAATCTCACGTACATTAGAGTTTAAGTTACCTAAGCCTGTACTCTCCGTCCACGAGGGTGAGCGTTTAATTAAGAACCCGATCCGTGAAAACTACGGTGTGGCCGGTGCGGAATGGATTAGTAACCTTGTAAAAATCCCACAAGATGATATTCAGGCTTTGATCGACACTACCATTGAGAGCTTTAGTACACGCCTTGAAGCGACATCGGATGAACGCTTTTGGATTGTAGGTTGCGCAGTTATCTACGTCGCAGGGGTACTCGCGAACAAGATGGGGTTAGTCGAATGGGATATGCGAGCAATCTTCGATACGTTGATTAGTATCGTAGAACACAACCGCGTATCACGTAATACCTACGAGTTTAGCCCGACCGATGTGTTGTCTAGCTTCTTGGCGGATAACATTCGCAATACCGTGGTAACGGACGTTGGTCTTCAAGAAGGACAACTCATGGTTCGCATGGCTCCTACCGGCACCTTAAATGTACGCTACGAGCAAGATAGTGGCATGGTATATATCCGCACCTCCGCGCTGAAAGAATACTTGTCTAAACGCAACATCGGTATCAACTCAGTCAAGGACGCGTTGACGCAACGTGGGCTGCTTACCCATGCGAGCGCACGACTTATTCTATCCAAGGGCTTACCAAATACCACAGGTCGTACCTACTGTATGGTGATTAAAGCCGACGAACTCGTGAAGTCCACCTATAGTAGCCTACTGGAGGACGCAAGTGAGTAACTGGCACGCGTTTGGTAAGAAGGCCGATACGAACGGGGGGAGTGAGAATACTACCCCTCACCCGACGATGAATCTACATTTAGTAATTCACAAAGATGGTAGCCAGCGTATTGAGCAACTGGTTGAGTACCGAAACAGCAAGGGTCTTGTTGTAAGTACAGAATGGGTAGAAATACCGGTAATTTATGAATAGGAGAAATTAATTATGACTCAGATTGTATGGGACGGACGCTTTCTTGTCGCTGATCGGAAATGCTTTCGCGGCACAAATGTGTACACAGCTAAGAAACTGCGCGTTAAACACAACGGTACGAAAAGCGCAGCATTCGCTTTTTCAGGCACCTTTGAAGAATGTAATATCGCTGACCAAATTATGATGGCGGACGACAATCGCGAACTCATAGAGCAAGCTAAGTCTATACTTACCAACCCAGCAGAAAGTTGGCACGGAATTTATGTGGAGACCCGTGGGAATGAGCAACCGAAAGTTTACGCGTGTAACTTACTTGGTATGCTTGAAGAGCTTCCTCCTAACACATTCTTCGCTGTAGGAGCGTGCGCAGATGAACTTATGTTTGCCTATCGCACATGGCAAGCGATTGCTGCTAACCTCGACAAACCGGCTCACACCCTATTTGTCTATGAACCCACACAGACGGAAGAAGAGTTAGAAATCGTTAAACGGCGTGCTACGGCATTGGCGTGCTTTCTACGAACCGCATTGAAAGGGTCGTACTACGACCAGTATGGTTATCCGTTTGACGTGTACGACTCAGTTACGGGGAATACATTATGTGTTTAAAGATGTGCCGATACTGCGGTGAGATGAAAGAAGAAGACCAGTTTGAGCGTGGACATGGTGGTAAAGCTACCCGTCGCTGTAAAGCGTGCGCTACATTATACAAGCGTAATACACGTCGCAAAACAGAAAGCGGAATACGAATGCTACTTCGTGGACGCGTAAATTCATTACGAAGTTTCTGCGAAAAGCATGGGTTAGAACTAACAATATCCGTTAAGAAAGGAGAAGAAGAATGGACTTAAATGGCATAAGAGCGTTACCTACTGGTAACATTATCGACTTCCATAACCCAAGCTTGTATCGCTATGAGGTTCCTGAAATTGCGTCTTTGCTTTCAAAGCTCAAGCGATTTAACGGCTTTGGGGTGGATGTAGCAACTCATAGTCTCTACGTTGCTGACGTACTCTATAAACTTACAGAGAACCCATGTATCGCACTGCTCGGCTTGTTGCACGACGCGCATGAAGCATATACCGGAGATGTCACAACCCCTGTGAAACATATCCTTGGGAAGAAGTTGGATGACTTAGAGCGTATGGTGCAACGTGCTATCTTATGGCAACTCGACGCTAAACACGAAGATGGCCTTGGCGCAGAACGCTTGATCAAACTCATCGACCTCTTCGCGATGAAAGAAGAAGTAACGGCGATGGTTACAGCAGGGCGGTATAAATTAGATACGCAAGGTGTGTGGGAAGAAGCCCTACGACCAGTAGCAAACCTAGACCTCGGCAATATCCCTCGTTTTTATCTACAGCTCGCCGACGAGGCAGACTTCATAAACCGTTACGACGACCTTAGCGAGCAAGCAAAAATCGTGGGTAGACACTACGAGGTCGTGGAGTTTTCTATCCTAGGGGAGCTTTGTAAATTCAAAGTCTCGCCGAACGCCCCAATCAAATACTTATTAAACGGAGAATAATTCTATGAAAGAAGAACCAATATATGTCGCTGAGCTACGCGATGAAAATCCTGAAAAATGCACCTCTGTATCGAAAGAATCAATCGATGGGTTACGTGCGTCTGATACCAAGTTATTCGAGTTAAAGACCCAAGTAGGTGGAGATCATTATGCTAAATGCGCAATTCAACCGATTGACTACATTATGGCGAATAGACTTGATTATCTTCAAGGTAATGTCATTAAGTACGTAACTCGCTATAAAAACAAAAACGGCGTGGAAGACCTTGAGAAAGCAGCGCATTACTTGCGAATCATGATCGAACGCGAAAAGCAAAATACCAAGCAGGAAACTGCTTAATCTAACCCACTCAATATAGGAGAAATACTATGAGTACCAAATACGGCTTGACCGAAACTTATCTACAAGAACAAATCAAAGAAACCAGCTACCAACGCTATGGCGACACAGGAATACTATGTGTCCTCACGCTAAAGAATGGTTATACCGTTACCGGAACAAGTGGATGTATTGACCCAACTATCTTCGCAGAAGACATCGGTGAGCGTATTGCGTTTGATAATGCGTTCAACAAACTTTGGGAAATCTTAGGTTACGGCGAAAAACAACGCTGGTATGAAGAAGTGCAATTAAGTTGGAAAGAGCGTGTTGAGCTTGAGTTCCGTCAACTAGACGACCGCCTAAGTAAACTACACGCCTTATTATTCCAAGCGGACGGCGTGTTCAATCCTCGCCCAGAGTTCATCGCCGAAGAACAATGGGAGCTTATGAAGTCGCAAAATACCGCCATGAAAGCCTACAGCGATATTTTGCTTGCTCGCTTAAATAACGCCTAACAAAAAGGCCGGGTTAATCTCCGGCCTTTTTCATTTCATCTTCTTGTTCAGCCAATCCTTGACTACTTTCCTCGTCATACTCGGTAGCATCTGCATTATGACTTCTAACACAACCGCACCACTTGCGCCACCGACTACGGACAACAACCCACTTAACCATTGGTTAAAGCTCGACCCGAAGTGGTAAGCCACGGCGACACCGATGAATACGCCTAATGCTACGTCAAGCGAACGAGGGCATAATGCCTTTTCTCGATCAAACTCCACACTTGCCTTAAACGACCCTAATACCGCGCCTACAAGAATGACAATGTCATCAATATAATTCGTAAGTTCATTGATCATTTATCCCCTCACATCGTAATACATAGAGTACAGCAAGCATAAACCACACGCTTAACACCGTACTTACAACTAACTGTATATCGAGTGGGGGATATTCAGTCGCATAGCCATTCGCGATTATCGCTTGGTGCAAAGCCCCTAGCAGTAACGCAAACGTCTTGAATATTTGGTGTGGTCGCCCATGTGTTACTAACCCCAAACAGGCGAATACCACCGCAAGCGCACACAACCAAATACCCATCGCAATTTGCGACTGAACAGCGGTGGGGATATTCACGGCCTCGATGTTGAACTCTTGGATGAGCAGCAATACTACCCACAGTACACTGACTAATGTATTTAAGACCTGCGCAGGGCGCGTATCTCTACCGTACATTAAAGACAAGATCGCACAAGCCATAGAATATCCCTCGTGTTATGCGGTGAAGGTTCGTGGTTCTGATAATAAATCAAATGCTGGAACTACGAAGTGGTAGTTAGGTTGTTCGCGATCTGCGCCGCCATACGACACGTGAACGCGATACAAACCGGAAGGCATAGTAGGCAACGCAGATCCTTCAAACGCGAATGTATCTTCACTGCCATTATACACCGCCACCGTATCAAGGTTGAATGTCTCCAACACCGAACCGTCCGGTGAATCTAAACGCTCAAAGCGGAGTTTTAAGTCGATACTTTCCCATGTCGCAAGGTGACTATCTTCTACGGGTGCAGTATGGATGACCGTACGACCTGATGGTGAAGTCGGCATATCTACGCCAGTTACCGCAATATTCAACGTTGGGTAGTGTTGAAGTGGGATAACGTAATTCACTGTTTGTGATGTAAGAATAGGCTTATCCGGCTCGTATTCTGAGATCACTTTTGGCGAGGTAAATGTTACGGTACGTTCGGCTTCTGATAGCGCATTGAACGCTTTAACACCTTTCACTGGCCCATTCGTTGAGAGACTAAATTCTTTAATCTCATTGAGCTGCATGGCTTCGCCTGAAATGACAATTTTAGTTTCTTCCGGTGATGCCACGTCTTGTAGCTCCGAAGTAATATTGATCGTGTTTGGACGTGATTCGCCACGCTGTCTCAACACCAATTTCTCAAGGCGGTAGATTTCGTTTGAGGGTGGGATTTTCACAAACGTGTACTGAAAATCAGCGAAGTGTGTATCCGTATCTTCGGGAATATCGACCTCTTCTAAAACTAACGACGGTGGTGTTTTTGGCTGTTCATCTTGACGTGGACGCGGTGTAGATGGTCGCACGCCAAGGGTTGCGATGTCGAATTCATATCCGCAACATCCATCGGGTTTGGCTTCAAGCGGATTGAATCCAATAAAGTTGTTTACAACAACACTCATATTTACTCCTGTTTTGAGGTTAAAGAAAAGGTGCCTTCGTAAGGAGGCACCGTATGAACTTAGTTAGGAATGGTGTAACCTAAGAAATCACCGCTAAGTGAGGTTAGTTTGATTACTTGCGTGTCTTCTTTCACCGCATCACGACCAATTTCATCGATTACATCGCGAACGCCTAAGTAAATACCATCGGTTTTCTTCGATAGCAGATTACCGGCTTCCTGCGATAGGGAAAGCAACGCAGCTAAAGAGGTCGTGACCTCTTGACGATTTCCACCGCTCGCATCAGTAACAACCGCTTTAAGTTCGCCGGTGGAATTATCGTAGCTTAATTCGCTTACGTGTAGGTCAACATTATTACTCACTGCGACGAGTTTATTACCCTGGATAACTACCGTCGTACCATCTACAGCGACTTTTAGTTTACCGTTATCAATTTCAAGACCTTCGCCCGTATCTTTATCGGTAATAACCTTATGCTCAATCATCGTTTATACTCCTTAATCTTCTACAATGACTTGAATGTATTTCGTGTTCACAGAATCCGTAGATTTAGCATCTGCGGCGACTGTTACACGTCCTGCCGAAATCGCTGTCTTACCTTGCGAAGACGCTACGTCGGCATAATTATCCGTACTGGTGAACTCTACAGTCGCAGCGGTACCGGCACGAACCGTGATGATAAGTTTATCGTCTGCGGAGGCAGGACTAGCTTTACTTATAACAGGTTGAATAACACGACCTCTGTCAACAGTAACGGACGCAGGTATAACCTGCACTCTCTCGAACGAATCGGAGCGAGGCTTATCCTCAGCTTTGTAGGTAATTGCCTTTTTCGTCGTACACCCCGTCGCATTAGTTACGTTGATGGAGCGAGAGACTGTCGGTACGGTAGCAAGTACTTTATAAGTCTGCCATTTACAATTCGTACCGGTAGGGCGGCAACAAAAAGCAAAAATCGCAGTGTCGGCGGTGATCTCAAGTACACCGTTTGCGAAAGTGAAACCGGCGCTCCCTGTTTTCTCTGCATTAGCATCTGTTTTGACAGATACGTTGTTATCATCCCCATATACCATCGCCCCATGCGATGTTGTCCCATTGCTTAGGATTAGACTGTAGAAGCCACTCGAACCGTTCGTCGCATAGCCAATAACGGTCGAAGCGCCATCCAACTTAATTCGAAGACCTTTAAGTGTGCGTCTCTCAGCAAACACATTCATCGCTTTGGTCTCTGGGAGGGTAACATACGTCGAACTACTTGAGACTAAAGGAACAGCTTGCACCAACACCGTATTGTGATCTAACTCCGTTGCTGTAATTAACGGACAATCTACACTCGGAACGTAGGTGTTGTCTCTCTTAGTTTGCGCAGAAAGAATCAACGTCGCAGTGTTATTCTTACCGTCTAAGTCTAAACTGGTATTTGGGTTCACCGCAGCGGTGAACTGGAAAGTACCTGCTTCGCTTGGTACGACTTTAAAGCGAACTGTGAACGTACCACCCCTCGCAAGACCTTTAATGTCATAAGACAGTTCCCCGGTCTTGTCGAAAGAATCAACGTCTTGTTTAGCTTCGCGGATGTCTTGGAGGGTATATCCGCCACCGTTAGGCTTGTTGATAACTAAGTTAGTTAAGTCGTTTTTTCCTTCGCCGGTGTTGGTTACGGTGACAACAACATCGAAGCTATCATCCGTAAACGCCGTTACTTTGTTCGCAGTGATGCCGACCCCTACCTCTTGGAAAATGGACTCAAGCGCAGTTAAGCGAACGCATTGGCCGTCTTGTTTTGCGAGAACTACCGTCCCTTTCTTCCACGCAGCTTCCGGTAATTGGTCGATAGCGTCGCAGTCTAAACCTGCACCGCCACTATTAACCGCTTCGAGCTTATTATCGCTATTCACGCGGATTGTCGTTCCGTCAGCTAAGACATTTACTTTCTTCGCCACTGGGTCGATACCCAAGGCTTCACCTAAGTCGTCACCTGTAACGACTTCTTTTTTAATCGCCATATCTACTCCCTATGGTTGGATCGCACCAACTCTTGCCCCACCGATACTATTTAACTGCTCAAACTTCGCGAGGGCATCTTCCAAAGTCTTAACGCGTGCTTCTAACTCCGCGAGATCCGCAGCCGTTACGACACCTTTAAGTGTAACAAGACCGGTAATAGGATTGACCGAGAAGTTATCCGCACTCAAGTTGATCGTAACCGGATTATTCTTCGTACCGTCGCCTTTGATCGGCAAGTATGTCGAGACACCGGTGCCATCACATGACGCGACTTGCGTACCTTTTGGCAACGCAACTCCCGTACACCCTAGCAAGCCAGGTTGGAGTTCGCCGTCTTTAATCAGTTTATTAATGTAGTTCTCGACCTGGTCTTTCGTCATATAGACCACATCGCCACATCCTCTGCAAGCCATGGTTGCCCCCTATTTTTGCTTAATAGCGCGAACGATTAAGCCTATTACACCAAGCGCAGAGACAAAGTAAGGTTTCCATGCTTCCGGTAACAAGCTCGCGATTGACTGTACATTATCAGAGAGTACAGGAGTTACCGCCACAGCAGACAATACCCACGTACTCCATGATTTTGCGTAGTCTTTAAAGTTGAAAAATTGCATAGCGCAATCTCCTATTCGTAGAACGGCACTTTTTTGCCGTTGATTAACATAAAGCCCGTAGGCTCACCTAAAACAGCACCAGCTCCGCCAATAAGCGGGGGGATAACTTCTACGTTCACCGTATTTGGCGCGGTAGTCGTATTCCCGTAGGTACCATCAACTCCGTTCTCACAACAGTCCGTTTGGCAATCAAACGCTGCTAACAGCTCATCGCTAGGAGTAAACGTTACACAACTTCCGAGAGGGAACCGGCGAGGTTTAGTACCACTCAAACCACGCTCAATCGCGATGTTACCTTGGAAGTTTAAGACTTTTACGACTTCATAGCCGGTAGTGTCTTGGATCAATAATGTCGTCCAATCGTTCGGCGATAGACGGTTAATAATTTCGGTTGGGTTAGAGAGCGGAATAGACTTATCATCCGCCTCCAAGATCGCCGTTAAGTTACCCACATAACCCGGCATTGTCTTTGCGACCATGTTTAGCCTCCGCAACAAGAATCATGTTCAGGAATGATGACATCTGCGACTTGTAGTTTATCGCGCTTGTCGATTTGGAACTTGTACACCTCACACCCTCTCGCTTTAACTGTAGCTACATAGCGACCATTGCAAAGCTCAGCGAATTGGTTATCTATGATAAAACGTACATTCCCTTCATCATCGGAATCGAACATATCATACACTAAAGTTAGTGGTGGTTCACGTTTTATCTCTACCCGTCTAAACTCACCGCACGGGGTATAACCGTAACAATACTCCGGTGGTTTCTCACACTGTAGTGGTGTGATGTGTAACGCTAAGGTGTCATAGCATAAGTGCGCCCCACTTCTTTTGAGGCGCAACTTTATTTCATTGGTACGGCTATCAGCTCGGTAAATCATTCGATACCCTCTATCTCTCTAATGGACTTGATAAATGTTACGTTGTCATTAAACCGCTTTTCCTGCGATGCTTTCGTATTTGAGAGCGCATGGCGGTATTTCGTAATTGACTTAAGCAACTTCATCTCTTTGTCGTCTAACTCATACCCGTTTTTCTTCAACCAAGTAGGCGTAGGGTCGGTGTTATCTTTACCCTTCGCTTTGATTGCGATAGCAGTTAAGTCGCTGTAACGGTCGTTCATGTAAGTCTGCGACATCGCATAGGCGATTTTATCCCAACCTCGCTCTTTACGATAGAAGGAACTTACACCTAGCATGGCCTCCCAAATAGACTGCTTAGGTTCATCTTCAACCACGGCGGTTAGTACTTTTTGGAATACCCCTTTAGTCCAACCGGTAACGAGTACTTTCGTTTCTTCTGGTGTTAGGTTGGCTCTAATCCCCATCAGATCGGCATCGTAAAGTGCAGTCGATATGCGTCCCCATGCAGGGTCGGTTGACTTCTTACCGGTATCAGGCTTGTAGTCCTTAAAGCTCGCGAGTTGTGAGTTAAGGCGGTTACCGAAGTTATCCAAGCCCATCGCTGCCAAAGTTGGATCTTTAAACGGCTCAGGTACGAGTGGGAATAACAACAACGCAGCTTTTTGGAATGGTGTACTACCGTGGGCCACCGGAATAGACACCGGCACGGCGTTATCCGATAAACTATCAATAATAAAGTCTTTCGCTTGGCTCGCAGACCATGCTCCTGTCATCACCTGTACGGCAGATACACCTAGTGCATTTTCTACGTTACCGGCACCATATTCCACCGGGAAACGAATAGCACCGTAGCCACTCTCAGAACATCCGACCACAATCGGTACCTCACGGAGTAATTGGTATGGGTTCATTCCGGAAATTGGGTTGCCTAACTGTTTTCCGTTATCGTCGCAAGCGTAGTCTGCAATCGCTCTCGCAAGTAAATTAAGTGATACAGCGATTGCCACGTTGTTTACCATACGGGCAGTACCTTTAAGCGACCACTTGTAGCCCGGTAAAATACCCAAGAAGTTATCGTCAGGGTTATTCGTTTGCTCAAGATAAGCGTGTTGGAAGGCTTTCGCACCTTGCGCAATCGCATTACCAAACATGGTGTAGTTACGGATATAACCCATTAACTTACTGGCACCGCGTTTGTTGAAGTTCATGAAGTGCAAGTTGGCTTCAATCGCCTTTTGTTGATCCATGCCAAACGTTCCGGTAAGCAAGTCGTACATCATTAGCGATGATACTAACTCTTGCGACATTGTCATCGTGGACGCTGTATCGAGAATCGCCTTCGCCCCATCAACTAGGCGTGTAAGTTTCTTGCCGGCAGCAAAGCGTAATTTTAAATCCGTACTGGTGTTGATCAAGTCTTCAATCCGCGAAGAAATACCGCCGGACTTGTACATCAGTTCGAGTTTGTCTAATTCTGCTTGTACGGCGTTACGCTTAGCCGGCACTAAGCCACTGAGTAACGTTGCCACTTTCTCTGCGTATGATCCATTGTCAACTAAGCGTTGCGAAAAGAGTAACGCTGCCTTCTCTCTTGCGAACATTTTTAGTGGACTCATGAGCGTCTCTTGTACTTTGTTCTTAGTCAAGAACGCTTGGAGCTTAGTCGCTTTCGCATACGTATCTAATGCCCCGTTCGATTGGAACCACTTCTGCCCCTGTGGCGACATCGCTTTTACAAACGGACTAGTCTCTGTAAAGGCCATTAACTGATTGAGTTTCTCGTTGTAACCTTTGTAGGCGTTGATAACGCTAAACCCAAACGTCGTGGTAAGACCAGCCGATGACAAGCGCGTTAGCGATGATACAAGTGCCGGAATCGCTCTTAACACGAGGTTATCTGATTGTGTAAAGCGAGCTATGTTTTCACCGAATAGCGCACGGTTAGCTTCTTCATTCGCGAAAGATACCTTAACAACTTCTTTTTCGAGTTGACCTTTATTGTTTACGGTGCGTACCACGAGGATTCCGTTTTGTTTACTATAATCAGGTGTATTACGCTTATAAACTTTCACTATATCAGGGTGCGATTTACTCATGTCGAGCATCACCTCACCGACGTGCTTAGCCGCATACTGCTTAGACATTAACTCAATATGCCACGTCAAGTTTTCACTCGCAGTACCACCGTTAAATGCCCGGCCATTTTGACGACTTGAGTATTCTGCTGCCTCTTGGCGAGAGACAATTTGGTCGATGTTGTTCGCGTTCGTTACATCGTAAACGTCATCGATTGCGTTGCCTTTGCTGTCTTTCGCATTAATGTTATACACGTTGCGAACTTTACCCATGGTACCGGTTTCCCATTCTTCGCTGGTAGCTTGCCCCATGATTTCTTCACCAATTAAGTCCACCGCTTTTTGGTAGATTTCTTGGCTGAGGCTAACGTATTGCTCAGCGATAGGCATGATACGTCCTTTTACCGTGGCTTTCACATCGCTAGTTTTGTAGCGGTAGTGCGTAACCATCTCGATTTTAGGATCGCCGGTGTTCTCGTCAGTACCTAAGTAACGACGCACCGTGTATGGTTCTTTGGTTAGCGATGATACGTCCTCGTCGATGAACCCTTGGTCTTTGAGTTGTTTTAATTTGGCCTCTGCCTCTGCGGTAGTAAAGCCATCATGACCTCGCCAGTTCTTACGGCTAGTATCGTTCTCGCTCGCCGGCACCAAGATTTGGTCGTCTGACTTGTCGAACATATCTTGGATCTTAACCATCTTCTCTAATTCTTCCGTATAGCGTTTATACTTAGCGACGATATAAGACGGTACGTCTAAGTTCATGATACGGTTGTTTTCCAAGTATTCCTCGTATTCACGCTTTTTATCCAGTAAACCAGGAACATGGCGGATGAATTTGCCATTTTGGTCGTAAATATCATCGCCAAAGATAGTACGGTCTATGTTACGGCGTATCTTTTCGTTACCGCCAGTAATAGCACGTAATGAAGACGTTGTGTCTTGGATTAAGTGGTCTATCTGTTTACGGTTCTTACGTTTCGGGAATAAGTCTTTATTCTCCGTTACGAAGTCAAGCATACTACGCTCGAACTCTTTCGCTTTCTTACTGTATTTTCTCGCTACCTGTTGCGCACGGTTAGAGAACGTAGCAACCGCATTAGATAATCTACCACCGTTACCTTCCGGATCGAGGTCGATAATAATCTGCATGGAGTCTTGCACCCACGTCCACCAACGTGATAAAGCGTTTTGACCTGCGGTCGTAGCCTTAGCAGAACGAGAACCATCACGGGAAGGAATGGAACCAGTACGGCTAATATCACCGCCGACAATTACATCGCGGAAGTCTTTCGCTTTCTCGACTAACTTATCAGCGATTGAAAATGATACTGCCCTGGCCAAAGCAGAATCCGGTGAGTGCATAAACTCTAACTCAGCCTTAGCTAACTCACGCATTTCTTTACTTGGGACGATTGCCTGTTTAGCTTCATCTAGCAAAGTCAGCACTTGTTTATGCGTAAAGGTCGACTTACCTAAAACTTTACGTACGATATTTGCCATCGCAGAAAGTGCTTTCTCTACGAAAGATTTAGTCTCGCCACGTAGCTCTCTAGGTACAGAAATGCCGTAGCGTTGTTCAAGCGAAGCGACGTTATTGGATTCTAACGCAGCACCTAATTCAGCGAGCGCTTCTTCAACGGCTTTCTCTTGCGTAATCTCCGTTAACTCATTATCCGCACGGTCGTTTCTGATAGCGTTGGCTAGTGAATTAATGAAAGCGTTATTGCTCACATCACTTAAAACTTTACCCAATTTTTCGCCGTGTTTTACATCGAGGCCTTGGTGAAAGAGTTCATGCCATGCCACCCATGTAGCGCGTTCTTCTGCGGAAAGAGTTTTATCGGCACGGATATTATCAGCGACGATATAGACCTGTTGGTTATCTGCATCATAGAAGCCTTCCACGCCAGCGTTGCGTAGTGTGTTAAATGCACCTTCATTATCGAAGTCTTCTTTAGTTACGAACCGGATATTTTTACTTAAATCACCTAACGCCTTTTCCAAGGTGGAAGACAATTTATCCACAGAAATACCCTCAGCCTTAACGTCTTTCGCAGCCTTACTCCACTTCAACGCAGAACGCTTAAACTGCGTACGCTTACTGGTGTCTTTAGTAGGCTGTGTTGCTTTACCGTCTTCTTGCGTAAGGACATACACCATCGCTCCATCTAACTTATCCACCGCCTTATTGTAAAATGCAGTAGGAATGTTAATGCAACCATGCGATAAGAAATTGTCGCTTGCGGTTGCGGTGTCTAAGGCTGTTTTCCGTTCAGGCAAATTCACCACACGGTGCATAGCGATAACTCGTCCGTCCGAACTACGCGCTTTCTTACCCGTTTCTTTGTCGGTCAAGTCTAATACGCTATCTCCAAACACACGACGATCTGTTGCGGTAAGTTGCTTCGTATCCACTTTGTGAAGTTGGAATCTACCGCTTGGCGTATTACCGAACGCATTTGAATCACCTTTGTTCTTACCAAAGATTGCGTTTTGTGAATCAAGTACTTTACCTTCTGTGCTAACGACTAAAATCTTACCGTTTTCTTTATCTGCGACAACGAATGATTTACCGCCGTGGTCTTTGTTGGCCACAACCCAATTAATAGTATCGCTGGCTTTTTGCGATGCACCTTCGATTTTCTGCGACTGGGTAAATGTACCATATCCTGTATGCGCGTGAGCGTCTTGTGGGATAGTCATTGACCCAACGGCAACCACGGCAATAACGGACGCCAAGACTTTATTCAGGTAGTCTAAGAATTTACGAAGCAAAGATTGTGGATCTACACTCTCGCGTACTTCTCGATCGGTTGCCATACCAGCGAGGTCTTGGTTAGAGGCACGCTCTTGCCCTAAGACTTTCGCAGCCTCCTCACGTATTTCTTTAGCTTTGCCACGGAACTGATTACGACGAAGTGAATTTTTAACCGCCTCTTCTTGCGTATTCACTTTATCCGTTTCAACGGCTTGCGCATGAGCTAGCGTTTCGGTAGCAACCGCTTGGTAAGATTCGTCCTCTACTAACTGATCAAAGAATTCCTCCGTGGAGGTGTACACCGGATTACCATTGAAGTCGAAGCCCAATAAGCCATCTTTCGACCCCTTGAAATCTTTATGGGTAGGGTTATTCTTATGGAACTTAATATACCCACGTTTGGCTGCCTCAAAGCTAGAATCTCTCGCTTGTGGCGTAGCACGGAAGAATGCCTGTCTAATGTCGTCTTCACGATCATGGTGCTGTTTAAGCAAGCGATGTGCGACAGCTTGATTTTGACGTAGATCAACATTTTTGAACTCTTTCGCGAATTCGTTAGTGGTATTGATCTGCTCTTTCTCAGTAGCTACCGCCTCGTTAATCGCAGCCTCTTTCGCATTACTTTTCTTCACCGTTTCTTCATACGGCTTAGAAATGGCTTCTTTAAATTCTTTGTGTGTTTGTTCTCTACGCTCAGCTCGTTTTTCATCTTCGATATGCGAATAACGCTCAAACTCGCTGTCATCTAACTTGTCCACGAGTTTATGGATTGCGCTTCTTACTTGTAAGTCACGAGTTAAACCTTTCTCCCGTGCCTCGTCTCTGATAGCTGATATCTGATCCGCAGTGGGTGTTCCTTTGAGTTGTTTAATTTTATTTAATAACTCAGCTTTCGCAGGATTGACTTCGTCTTTCTTAGAGTTATCAGTTTTATGTTCCTCACCTTGTGGGGATGAAGCATGGGCTAGCTTACGTTTCTGACTGACACCTGTTCTTGTGTCTAACTCTTCATCGCCGGTTAATATGCCACCCATCTGCGCTAAAGTAGCTTCGGGTACAGGTTTGCGTACAGGACGTGCGAGAGGTACTTTGTCTTTTATGTCTGCATAGCTTTTAGCCGTGTCGCTAGTTCTAACAGATCTATTTTTAGCCGGCACTTCTACCCAATGCGAGACGATGTCAGGCGAGAGCATAAGAGTGTCAGCTAGGGTACCATCTTGCATATTCTCCACGTTATGGCGACTGCCTTTACCACCATATCCACCCATATCCGTATAACTCTTAACCATAACCGCATTATATGGCACACCGTTTTCATCTGTTACACCGTTCGCGATTACATACCCTAATAAGGCATCAGTCGCACGTTTAGAGCGAGCGGTTAAGTCAGCTTTAGCGTCAGGGCCATAGAGAAGATCATTCACCTTTTTCTTAACTTCTTCCGGTATTGCAACGCGAGGGAGAGCGTCCCAGTTCAGGTTTTTGCCATCAATGACTAGTGGGTTAAGTGTTACGCCCTCTTTCAACACTGGTTTAACGAATGTACCGTCACCGTACATATCATTAATAGTTTGCGAGTTTGAGAGGAACACGCCACGTAGATTGAGACTACCATCGAATAATTGACCTTTACGCACGGCTGAGATGAAGTCCCCGTCTCGTAATTGATCCGCGATAGATTTCAGTAAGCGTTTATAGTAAGGAGTAGGGGTCTCACGTTTTACAGGTGTAGTTAAGGCTTTCGCTTCTTCCGCGGTATGCCCTGCCGCTGCTACTGCTTCTGTCGCGTTATATAACTCAGTTTTCACGTCGCCAGGAAGATCTACCCACGTTGCTCTATCTTTTGCTTGTGGATATTGCTCTTGAATTTCATCGATGCGCTTACGCAGGGCATTAATTCCGCCATGGCGAGCTACATACGCACGTTTGCTATCTAGTGTTTCTCCCACGCTATCGCTTTGCGCGCGTTGCTGTACTCCGCCGTCTGCGCTTTTTTCGACAACAGTTTGCGTTGGTTCTCCACCTTGTTGGCCTCCGTCTTGCCCCAGTTCTCCACGTTCTCCTCGTGCTGGGTCTGTTTCTCCGGTGCGTCCGTCAGTCCCAGTTGTATCGCTCGCTGGCGCGTTATCGTGCGGTTGTTCAATAGGATCCGCAGCAGCCCCCGTGTCGGACTGGCTATGTCTTTCGGTAGTGGTTTCGGTTTCAGTTGGCGAAATTGGTTCACTAACTTCAACACCGCGTTGCGCTCCGCTTCCGTTAGGCTCAGTAGATCCTTGTTCGACAGGTTTCCCGTTAGCATCTGCCGTGCCATCTCGATTATCTGTTCTATTTTCATTAAAATCTCCTCGCTCCCACGCGCTGAGAGCTTCAATAAAATAGTTATTTCCGTCTTTATCGGAGAAGGTATCTTCAATCTCTTGTAGGCGGTTACGTTGATCGTCAGTTAAAGACGCGTCAGGCTTATTCGCCAATTCGCTCCATTCGCTAAATAGCGCAGATTTATCCTCATTAGAGAGTTCACCTGCCGGCGTTTCTTGCTCCCATGCGTTATCTTTCTTATTTCGCTTAGCTTTTTCTCTAATCGATTCGAAAGTCTTTTGCGCATTTGTTACAGGCTCAACTACCTCAGCGTCCTCGATTTTTTCTTCTTTCGCCGGAGGAGCTTTATTCTCTGCCTTGGCTTCAATGACCTCCGTTGGCTCTACCGCTTTCGTACCTTCCTCGGTTGTAGCGTTAGCTTGCTCTTGTTGCTTAGCGACGTATTCTTCAACGTTATCACCTACTTTACTCATATTCGCTGCGTCTTTACTTACAGCAATGGTGTTCGGAATATTCTCTAAAGCGGCAATCGCCATGATGAACGATTGTCCTACCCCTTCCGTGAGTGGCTTGTTCAAAGCGATATTTGACGCCATTTGTCCGAAGGCTTCTTCCCATCCTTCGCCTGTGAGTTTAAGTGCGGTTGCACCGGTGATACCTAGCGCTTTTGTTACAACGTCTCTTTTAGCAACAGCGGTACCAGCCTCTTTAGCTTGGCGAATAATCTCGCCACTAATTTTGGCTTTATCCATCAGCTTAGATGTTAAAACACCCACGCCCTTAGCCGTTAAGGCTTCAGTTGCCATAATAGCCGAAGCACTCTTAAGACCATCGTCAATCGCTCCACCCAAGTCAGATCCATACTTGTTGACTAAGGTCTTAAACTCGGCGTCCGTAATGCCTGCCAAGTCTGATTTACCGAACTCTTTTTGGTATGCCTTTGTCAACGCTTCCGTAAATTGACCCTGCACTTCCGCCGGTACGTTTCCTAGGCTAGAGATGACTTGATAAGCCATCGGACTTTTAAAGGCGACACCCGCGAGAATACCGAGCGCTTGCGGAACTGCATTCTGCCCCGTACTGTATGCGCCAACACGAATACCAGCACCAGTGTCGTTAGCAAATGCCTTAATCGTACCCCACAGCCCTTCTGCCGCTTGTTTATTGAAATCCTCTTGTCGTTCATCTTCGCCTACATAGCGACTATGTTTATTAGCATTGACCGTGTTTTGTAGTGCAATTCCTCGTGCCGTATTTAACACATCGCCTACGGTTCCATCTACCTTCCGGTTTAATGCAACATCAGTTCTACGCGCACTAAGTTCTTTATCGTACTCCGCTAACTTCTCTTGATCTTCTTTAGGCAAGGCGTTATACGCCATCGTTCTTAAGTCAGCTCCATTGACTTGCGCCAGCTCACCAGTATCGGCGCTTTTTGTTACGTAGTCACTAATATAGCGCGCCATTGCAGCGTCGATCCGCTTTTTATCTGCGGATAGCTGTGGTTTATGCGCTTCGATCTCTTTATCGAGATCGCTATCAGAAACAGCGAGGTGACTTAAACCGGTGGCGGAAGCCACGGCAACTCCCGAATCGAAAGCGTCTTTACCTTTGCCAAGTGTCTCTAAGAACGATCCAAGTCCTAGGAAATCATCTTCTTTAAGCGTCTCAGGTAAGTCTTCAATCTCTTTTATCTGCTTACCAAGCACGTCTTTCTTGCTACCGTCCGGCAGGTCGTCATGATATTTTTTAAGACTACTTAACCATTGTTGTTGCACCGCGTGTTTTTCCCACGGCTTTAATCCGTCTTGACGAATACGTTCATTCAACTGCGTATAGTTAAGGGCGTTTCTGCCGGTAGAGGGGTCGATTCCATAGCGTGAATTCGCACTCGAAATGAAAGAAGAATTACTCTTGTCGAACTCCGCCATTTCATCTACGGCTAATTTCTGCGTAGAAGGCTCAGCCGAAGGTGCTACATTCGTTTGCGAATTTTCGATAGGTGGTAATACAGAACTACCGCTAGGCTGTTCAGGCGTAGCGGTAGGAGTGGAGAAATCGACCTTACCGAAGTCGAATTTATTTAAGTTGAGTGCCATAGTTACTAACTTCCTCTAATCATTCTTCTTAATGGCTCGTCGAGTTCAGTTGGGTACTGGTCTCGCTTATTTTGCTCGAAGTTAATGTCAAAGTTATGTGGTTTGACTAACGTCCCTAACTGCGCCAGTCTATCTTTTTGTTCGGGCGAATAGTTCGGGTTATTCGCCACATTAATAAGGTAGTCCTGCTCTTGTGCGCTCTCAGGGATAATCTGCTCACCAGTCGAGAGCTGTGCTACCGCTTCCGGAATAAACCCCAAACTTTTACGGCTAACGTCAGCAAGCTGTGTAACACGTTCGCTGTCTTCGCTACTTCCTCGATCTTCGCTACGCTCTCCATTACCGGTGGTGTTTGCGAAGTTGACGTCTTGCTCACCACCGGTGTCGTTTTTGGGTTTTGTGGTTCTTCCACTGCGGCATATTGATTCCCTTCCTCCGGTGCATCACCTAAGTGGCGTTGGATAGAGCTATTCACGAATTCAGTGCTTCGTGTTTTTTGAGAGTACGGGGAACCAGGCAAACTCGCCCATGTTCTGTTAGACTTCGCCACGGCTTTGTTAAAATCGCCGGATAAAATCTCTTTAAGTGCACCATTTTGCGATAACAACGATACGGCTGCTAAGTCTTGTGATTCAGGGGAGAAGTCTTTAAGGCCTAACTTTTTGGACTCATCTTTCCATGTACGTTCAAGGAACTGATAGGCACCGGTAGCAGTTGAGCTGTTATTTTTACCGTCAGTTTGCTTAAATCCCCACTTGTGGAAGGTAGGCTTATCCAATGATTCAAGTTGGTTCTTATGGCTACCACCATATACGCGGTATGGGTCAGCACCTTTGGATGTACCTTCCGCATCACGAATCATCGCCAAGAAGGCTTGTACCCGTGGATCGTCCAAGTGTTTTTCTAATTCAGCTCTTGTAGCCATATTCTATCTCCCTAGTGGATTTTCGTTTTGGTTTACTGTGGTATTAGGATCGGAAAGACCAGCTTCACGTAGAATTTGCTCACGTGTATAGCCGGCAGGGAATTCCCATTTTTCGCCATTTGCGAAGTATAACGTACGACCGATTAGCCCTACGTTTTCGTTAATGTTTTCGCCGTTACCCTTCGAGATGAATTGCTGTAAGTTCTCGCTATCACCGAGCTTAAAGCTATTTACTTTATAGGATTCCTGCTTATTCGTAGCCTTCGATTGACTTCTTGATCCAGTCGCTCCGGTAGAATAAGCCTCCATATCAGTTTGCGCTTTTAGCATGGCTTCTTGCGCAGCCGTTAAGCCGGCTTTAGCATCATCGACTTGTGATTGCGCCTGCTGGATGATGCTTTGTTTATACGCGTCCAAACTTTCACGGTATTTCGGCGCATTCGCCGGTAACTTCGCTTCCGCAATAATTTCTTCCGGTGGACGTTTATCACCGGCTTGTTGGCGACTGGCAACGTACGCAGAAGTAAACGCTTTGTCCCAAGCTTCCGGTGTCATGCTTTGTGCTTGGACTAAGTCATTATTCGCGATGTCGAAACCTTGTTGCGCAGTAAACACCGAATTACGTGCTTCACCAAACGCTCGCGTAGCTTCCTGCAAGCCTTCCATATTATCGTTTCGGTTACGGTTAAAGCGGATGGTTTCTTCCGTATTTTGGTTAGCTAACCCTTGTGCTTGCGCTTTGTCAGACCATGCTTGGTTAGCTTGATCTACATTATCGAGCTGATAACCGGAGGTATTCGCATCATAACCAGCTTTGTTTTCTGCTGCGGCTGTATTGGCAAAAACGATGTTAGCATTAGACTGCCCTAACTCGTCAGCTTTACTGTTAAGACGAGCATTTTGCGCAAACGTAATATTAGCATCGCGTACCGCGTTATCGATCTTGGCAGAATCACCAACAAAACTTAAAGCCTCTTTGCGTGCGCCTTGCGCCATCTCGTTCTGTAAACCGTAGTTCTTCGCTGCGCGTTCTACATCTAACTGATTCAACGCACTATTCGCAGCGTCCGCTTCTGTAGCAAAATTGAAGTTATCAATGTAATCACGATACGCGTCACGTCGGCCTTGGCGAAATCCGCTGTTAACGACATCTCCTCGATAGCCACCCTTGGTAGGTGAAACAATGAACATATAAAAGTCTCCTAATAAGTCCGTGAAGTCTTAGGCGTTGTATTCACCGCCACCTTCGTACTTGGTCTGTATATTGTACCGTAACTACCACCACTTGGCGAATATTGTGGGCGTGTAGGTGCAGAGATTAATCCGCCGATAGTGTACGCAGCCGTTCCTAACAAACTCGACAACGCTGCGCCTGGGTCAGCTCCGAATGAAGCAAACGCCTTCGCTGAGGCATTCGCACCTTCCAAACCCTGCCCGGCCAAACCACGTCCTGCTTGAACCATCGCAAGTCGAGCTTGTAGCCACTTATTCTCCATACGGTCGGCACGAGAATTTTCATACTTAACCGCACTATTCATTCCGGCGGAAATCAATTTGGCTTCCGTGGAAATAAGTTCGTTCAACGCTGAGCGTGTAGCACCTGTACAATACTGGCTCGCACACATTAAAACTTCTCTACGCTTACCGACCATTTGAAGACGAGCTGTTGCCATCATACGACCGCCCGTGGCCTTGTACTGTGGCTTATACGGTGATGCGAAATAGCCATTAATCTGACCGCCCAATGCGGTCTCATGCGGTTGGAACTGAGCCTTGTATTGGTCGTACATACGCTCAGCGATTTTTAGCTGACGATTCGCTAAGTCGAACGTTCGATCCGCAATCTCTTTCTGTTGCTCGTACTGCTTAGTCAACGCCCAAAGCTGAATCCCATTGAGCGCGAACATGATTGTGGATTTCCACCACGCCGTATCTTCGGTATAGACCTCCCAATAGAACTTCTGCCACTCCTTTTCTTCCTCACGGCGAGCTTTTTCCGCAGCCTCAAACTCTTTGGCCCATGCTTCATGGTTGCTCTTAATTTGGTCTAAGTGATGATCTATCTGCTTGATCATCTCCTTACCTTGAGCGGAGGCGAGTTCTTTATAGTTATCTAATCTCATTTAGAAACTCCGTGTAACGCTTTTTGAACCCTTAGTCGGTTGAATATCACCGGACTGTCTAATGCCACCTAAGAATGGGGCGTATGGTAGAGGGCCTTGTTGCGCCATCTTACCTAAAGTTCCATCCGGCGAAACAGGGGAACTAATCATTTGACCTACGGTATTAGAAAGCGTACCAAGCAATGTACTCAACGCAGCGCCAGGGTCAGCTCCGAATGAACTAAAGGTACCAAACGCAGACATAATACCCTGCTGACCTTGTTGTGACGCATTACGACCAACCTGAATCCACTTGATCCGTAACTCAAGCCACATATTATCCTTAGCCTCTTTGCGTGCTTCCGCGTATCTATAGGCATGATTTTTGGCGTTCCCTTCCGTCAGCGCACGCTCAATCGCAAGCCCACGACGGTCGAAGTCCGATATACGTTCGCAATTACTACTGCTACATCGTTCAGCGAGGGCTAATGTTTGATCGAACGCTCTACGAACATTCTCACCAAACATTCCCCCCGTACCAGCATAATCCGCACAGGTAGTAGATCCGGCAAGTTGCGCACTCATAGCATCTTCTTGCGGTTTGTAAACGGCGTTGTAAAAATCAAATAGCTCCTCCGCAATCTTCTGTTGCCGGTCTGCGACTTCATAAGTGCGGTCGGCAAGTTCTTTTTGCTGGAGGAACTGCTTTGTCAAAGCCCATAGCTGAATACCGTTGAGCGCAAAGAGAATAGTTTTCTTCCACCACGCATTATCCTCTTTGTAAACCTTTTGGTAGTACTCTCTCCAAAGCTTCGATTCTTTTACACGTTGCTCCTCAGCGGATTTAAACAATGCGCTCCAAGCAGCGTGATTCTTCTCCGCCCATGAAAAGTAATAATCCCATCCGGCATTAAGCGAGCCGGGTATCTGCTCAGCGGTAAATTCAGCCATCTTATAACTCCATTCGAATAATCTTCGCTACTTCTTCTCCGGCTAAGGTGAATGGTTTACCTGTTAAGACGACCACGTCTATATAGGCAAAATTACGCGCACGATAGATGACTTTCATATAGTCCACCATGCGTTTAAATTCACCCTTGCCACGGTATTCAGGGTCGATGTATGCGGTCATTAACTTAACCATTCGCTCCCCTTTCCCTTCGTGGAATAAGAGCTGGTTCATCGCTAACCCAACGCGTTCGCCTTCATCGTTAAGTAACTCAACAAAGTCTAAACTTGCGGAATGCCACATCATAACTAACATCTCATTCGGCAATGAGGTGGAATCAGATCCGTCCATTTCAGCGAAACTTTTATCGATGAACGGTCGCATTTTAATGACCTGTTCTAAAGTTTCTTCCGGTGTAGCGGGGAATTTTACGGTTTGAATCTTCATACTGTGCCTAACTCATGATAACTGGTAGAGACTTCTACCTGATAAACTTCTGCCGTGCCAGTGAGTTCGACTTGAAACTCTACATCACGGCGACCCGAAGGAAGTCTAAATTTCTCCGTCTTTAATGGACTGTACTCCTTGATCGGAATACCATCACCGGTGAGTTTAAACTTCACATCTCCACCATTGTAACGACTTACTTTCGCTCCAGCAAAATTAACTTGCGTAGGTGATACCTCAACCTTACCTCGCCATACATACGGACGTAATTTATCCCCAACATTCCAGCGATAAACACCGTCTTTATATACGAGATAGAGTTCTTCGTCCGCACTAAAGGCGTACAATGGGCGGTCTGAGAGTTGTACCAACTTACTATGTTGCCAGTCAGCTAAGCTGATATTGAATTGTAAGCAGTAAGCAGCCACATCACTAAAGAAATAAACACCATCTCGATGATACGCTACGCTCATACGATCAGGGTGTAATGCTCGCCAGTCGTCTTGTGCGAAGTAAGGCGAAGTGATGTTTTGCGCTGACTTGCCGTCCGTTAGGATCAACCCCTCCGCGGTTACGAATACAACACCCTTCGGTGTCTTAGTATAACCGTGTCCTCCACAACAACTTAACAATGGGTAGTTTTCTAAGGTCTTATGTACTTGTCGGCACCCTACCGTCTTACAGTCTGCAATAGGCTCTACCAAATACACCGCACCGCACGTCAGTACAATGACGTTATTCTCAAACTCAACGAGGGCTTTTATATTGTCATGCACCGTTAATTCGTCTGCATCTTCCCATACGTGTGGGTAGTGCGGTAATGAAAAGCGGATGCGCTTGCCGTAGAACCCGGCCAACTGTGTCCCACCCACGGTGATAACTCCTTCCAACTCTTTTGGTGGCGGTAAGTAATCCTTCGTCTCAAGTACGCTACCTAACTCATAATCACGCTTGCTGTCTAAGTAAGTGGAATCGTTGACGGGTATTTCCGCGACGAGGAAGAACTCACTCACGTCGCTTTTCTCCCCGATCATGACGCTCTCTAAATTAATGGCCTCTGCGTCAAAACCACTTACTAAGCGATAGATTCTTATTTTCTCCACGCCATATTCCGGTGGAGGCGTCTCAAAACCGGACAAGATAGCTGTTCCACCATCGTCGATGTCCACAACCTCACTTGGAAGACTTGGTGCGCCTTCATCGCAACAACTATTCACATAGGTGTAAACATAAGTTCGAGCTGTACGGTCGTAATCAATCCCATCAACGAAATTAGATGCACCACACGACGGTTGCTTCAAATCCGCCATAACCTCTACATTAGGCGCAGATATTGGTGTAGGAACCCCCAATCGGATCCACTTCGGTTCACATTCATCAGAACACGCAGTAGCCGGATAATCAAAAAGTCCGGTAACGACTTGTCGTTGGCAGCTCGTATTCAAGCGCGCAAAATCAACGCACTTATCGAACTCTTTCCAACAACATCCATCGTAAAACACGGACTTCGTTGATTTTTTAATACTGTGGCATAACTTCGTTTCTCTAAACGGTTTTAACGTTCCATGCCACAAGTTTACATCCAAAGCTAACTCTGCGTATTCGCCACCAATCAAGTGCCGGTCATATCGTGGAACCATACCCTTGAAGTCGCGATACAACAGATTCATTATTTATCCTCCTAGGATTGCTTTTAACTTCGCCTTCAACTTCTCGCTATTTGCGATTTTATCAAGTAAGGCTTCTACTTCTGCCGCGTCGTCATGCTCACAACACGCTTGCGGTGTATATTGTGGTAAAGGAGCCGTACCAGCTTCGATAATACACCCGTTTTCATCTAACGTAATAGAAGTATAAGTACCGGCTGGAATTGGGTTCTTACGGTTAAGTAGAGATAGGCACTTCCCATCATATACCAAAGACTTATTTCCTACACAGATAGAAAACGATTTACACGCTTTCGGCTTATCTACCGTGGTATTTTTACAAGGCTTACACTCAGCCATACAACCCTCCGGATTTCATTCGTATTTTACCCCGTTTAGTGCCAAGGATTCGATCTGCGCTCGCTTGATATAATCCTTGCTGATACTGTTTAGCGTGTAACATCGAGAGCTGTATATCAAACCATCGTGCCTGCTTAATCTGATACAACATAGCGAGGGCTTTATCTACAATCACCTCACGGTAACGCTCATAAATAAGGGCATCTACTTCGCAACAGTCTTGCTTAGGTGCTACGGCCACAACGACCCTCACCCGTTCCCCACTCTCGACTGGTGTAGGGCTAATCTTAAGATTATTTGGTGGCACAAACCATACGTTGCGACCGTAGCAATTCAGTTTGGTACAAGGATCCTCTTTCAAGATCTCATACCCACAAACTTCCCTAATACTTACAACTCGCTCACAGTCTTCAATATCTAGCAAATATTCGTCCGCACAAGCAATAAGCTCAACTTCGGTCGTACGTTTAAGAATCTGCGATTTTACGCAAAAGTCGATTACAGCTTTACGCACATAATCTTCCGCCATCGGTTGCTCAATTCCGTCCAGCAACATGATTTCATCAATAAAATACGACAACGGTACAGTGGTGCTAATATCACGCATAGTATCTACCTCGCGCTCCGAATTGATATTTAGCTATCTCTCTCGCTACTAATTGACGTAGTTCTTTCGGTACGCCTGTAAGATTGTAATTAGATTCTTTATCGACTTCTACTTTCGCCTCGATAAGTTTTAAGAATAGGTTAAGGTGCTGCGTAGCTAACGTATTGGACGACTGGCTTTCTTCATCTACCATTAAAGCTCTAAAAAGTACCCAGTGTACGCCTAACGTAACGTCAGCACAGTTAGACTGCTCAACGTCAGCACCTAAATCGTTTATTTCGAACTTGACTGGCGGTGTTTCACAAACAAATTTTAAGTAAACATCTACGCCGTATGGTACAGCCGGTTTCACGAAGACAGATCCATCCTTATCGGTAGCGATATTATACTTCGTTAGTTTGAAATCACGGCTGTGTTGGAATGTAGAACATTGACGTGGGCGAAAGCCACCCCATTTGAGTTGCTTATCGCCCTTGTCTTGTTCGATTTCGTAGAGGACATGACCTTCTTCATCACATACGCCAACGACTGAGAGAACACGCTCACACCCTTTAAACTCTTGGTTTATACCCGGTGTCAATTTCGCTACACGCGTTTTCTTAAACTTACTCGGATTAAGCGTGTACATAACGCACATCGCCTCATTCCAATAGTCAAGCAACTGACGTTGGCTCCAACGCTGATATTGCTTAGCCGGAATACCGTCCGTGTAATCGTTTAAGTCGCGTGCTACGCCTTCAATCAAGTCGTTGATCGTAGTCATTATTGATCTAAGTCCTCTAAATCTGCGGTCGCACTTTCTTGCGATGCTTTTTTAACTTTCTTCGGCGGAGATTTACGTTTAGTTTCGGCTTCTTCTACCGCCTTATCTTCACCATTCTCTTCCGCTAACACTTCTTTAGCCTGTCCTTTCGCTAAGGCATCAATCTGCGCTTGTAACTCAGCCACTTTCTTCGCGTGTTCAGTCTCTTTTTCTTCGAGTTGCTTGCGTGCAATTTCTAAGTTACGTGCATTAGCATTCGCCAATTCCTCGGCTTCACGCGCTTGGGTTTCTGCTTCTAATTTTTCTTTCTCCGCTTTAATACGCGCTGCTTCTTCCGCTTGAGCGTTTTGTTGAGCGATTTCTAAGCGACGATTTAATTCAATTTGTTTCTGATCATCGGCGAATCGTTCAGGTTCATCCGGATCATACGCCGCAACTAAGTCGCCACGTGCGGCTAACTCAGGCGTCCATAAATAAATATTACCAGCCGCATCACGTAAGTAAGGTGCTTTCGCTGCACGCGGAGGAGCTACAACGTTTTCGGTTGGGTTTGCGGTGGAACTAAATTGTGCCATATTTTTCTCCAATATAATTAGATGAAAAGCGCGGGTATTTCACCGCGCTTTTTGTGCTTCAATTACAAGTGCATCGGTACTTCGTAGTCGAACACGTGCGCTGATACTTCTACGCGACTTGTTACATCAGCGATAGAAGTGAATTTATCAGTCGGTAGCCCTTCTACTTTCAATACCAACTTCACGGCTTTACCGGTTGGAACGAAGTAACCGCCGTTAGCCGGTTTCACCGCCGTACGTTTCATCATGTGGGTATTCGCAGTGATACCGGTCATAGGATCTACTAAATCGACATCACCTTCATGCGCTAAGGTTTTAGCGTCAATAATGTGTGCTTCTAAGGTAAATACTAAACCATCACTGTTCGGTGGCAAGAAGTAGCCACGTTCGTGTTGCATCGGAATAACCAACGCTGCCACGTCAACCACAGTATGATGCTCAGGAATCACGAACAAGTCTAAGTAATCGCCTACCTTCACGTTCGCTTTACGTAAAGCTTCTGCCTGGCCAATACTATTCAGTGGGTTGAACGACGCACCGGCAGTAAAAAAGCCGTGCATATATTCACCAGCGATACGAAATGCCGGACGATTAATGTTTTCACCATATACTTGGTGTGGAGCTAAGTAGTTACTTTCATAACGGTATGCACCACCACGAGCTAAATTAATGTTTGCCATGATTTTTACCTACCTTATTCAAAAGTCCAATACGCTACGGCGATTGCATCGTTGAAGATCGCTTTACCACCCCAAATAGCTGCCATTTGATATTGGAAGCCGAAGTAGTCTTTATCTTCGATAATGCGTCCTTCCGTAATGTCGCCATAAAAGGCATACGCGTCTTTACGGAACGCTAAGATGTAGTACACCTGTTTGTTCACTGCGGTGTCGTAACCACCTGGTGTACGCATAGATTCAATCGTACGGAAACCGGCTAATTGACCTGGGAATTCACCGGTCAACAACATGGACGGCTCTTTACAGCAACCGATGTCCGCTGCCAAGCGATATTCAGATTGAATTAATACGTTGCCGAATTCCGGTGGAACAATCAAGAACATTTGGTTGTTTTCCCAACGGCTACGGTGTACTAAGACTTGGCGTAAGTTCAATAATTCAGTAGGCAAATTCGCTGGCGTAATACGCACCGGTTTACCAACGGTACCTAAGTTGATCGAACGATGACGACCTGCGTTTGCACCTTTGTTATTTGGGTGGGCTTCAAGTACCATACCGGTTAGTACGAAGGCGTGCCACATACCGGATAATTCTTTGTAGCATGAATCTAAGAACGCATCCTCGAACATACTCCAGTATTCACACATATTGCGACGTGTGTTGTTGTCAAACTTCAACGCTTTGTATGCTTGGTGGCATAAACGCATTTGGATGGAAGTTAAAGACACTTCATCAGGTTTAATTACTTGGTTATCTTCGTAGTTCTTCCACGCACCGACATCCGGTTGCAATAAGAATTCTACGACTTGGTTACAGTCAAAAGCCTGTGAGACAATATTGGTGTTAACAATTTCCCCAATAATGTCTTTTTCCCAACCACGGGCGATGATTTGGGAGTGGTAGCCTTTCGTAGCGAGAGGAGTATCCATGATACTCCCATACCCAGACGCCGAACCTAACCCATTCAAATTAGACATCATGTTCTCCTATTTTATTTTTGAACGCTGGAACGATGTGCGCCCAGTTTCGCTCGATACTCGCTATATTGCTGCATCGTAATAAGTCGTCGTTGACGCTTACGTAGCATCTCTACAGCTTCCTCATTGGTGAACGTAAATCCTTCATCCTGCTTAGCAGACGCGGTTTTAGCTACACCATTCGTTGCACCAACATCCGCGATTGCATTTGCTGCCGGTGCCTTACCGCTGATGAACGCTTTCACTTCATCCACGATAAAATCTGCATTCCCACTTTCCAGTGCGTCTTGTAACGCATGACCATAAGTGGTCTTAAATGGGTAACGGCTATCCGGTTCAGCTAATTTCTTTTGGAATTCTTCGGAATTAAAGATAACACCGAAATCCGGAATAGCTTTAAAAATCTTATTCTGCGTTTCGTTCTTTAACGCAAGTCTGCGTTCTTCCGCAGTCGGTTCACGTGTACGTTGTTCTGTCTTAGACAAGCGTTCTTCTAAGTTAAGTACGCGGTCATAGACCGGCTTAACAAACGTATCACGGATTTCAATTAACACATCATCATCTACGTTTTCACTGTTAAAGCCTTTACGCTCTAACAACTCACGGACTGCGTCCGCTTGCTGAGCCTGTGTCTGCGTTGACATCTGACTACGTAGATTACTTAATTCTTGCTCCAACTCAAGTTCTCGTGCGGAAGGAGCTGTATTTTTGTTACCGTTAGCGATCTGCGCTTCTAGCTCAGCGTTACGCTTACGATATAGCTCAAGTAGCTTATTTGGGTCTTCTGCACCGCCGTTATCATTCGGAGCGGTTGTATTGTTTTCAGGGGTGGTACTGTCTCCAACAATAACGGTATTAGGTGCTTTAACCTCTCCTGCAACAGGTGGTTCTTGTGGGGGAGTTGTTTGATCTACACGTTTGCTTGTAGATCCATCGGTATTAAATACAATGCCGTTAGCCTCTAACTGAGCGCGCGCTTGGTCTGCGAATGGATGTTTAGCCATAAACTTGTGCCTTATTTATTGACTGTTTTAATCACCGCAATTAAATCATCGATGATCTGTTCTTGACCCTTCAACTGTAGGGCCATCGCTCTCGCAGGTTGCTCATTTGTAATCGCATAAACCTGAGCTGAACGAACCTGCTCCTTACTTACAAACTCTTTTGCTAAAGTTAGTAAGTTTACAAACTCAGCACACGTTGAAGGGTCACTGAACACTTTATACAGTGTGCGAGCTTGTAAATCCGTTGGTACGAATGCACCGAATTTAATCTTAGCCACGAATCGGATTCTTCGGACTTAATTTCTTTTGATTCATACCACGTTGGTCTTTAAGCATTGCTTTGTTACCAACTAAATCCGCATCGGTTTTCACTTTACGGTTAGTACCAGTACGGGTATCTTTCATCATAATATCAGAGGGAATACCCGCCATTTTTCCGCATTTCGCACATCTTGCCATTTTTCTATTCTCCATGGAATAAAGGTCTTGGAAGTAACTGAGCTTGCGCCACGGTTAGTTCTTCTACACGCATAATTGCTGAACCAATCATAGTTTTATCGCATAGCTCAAACATATAATAGCCAGGAACAGATAACACCGTTAGATTGTTATTCGGTGTATGCGTCCATAGCTCACCACATTGTACCACAGGTTCAGAGGATACGATCTGCGATTCAACGGAATCTAATACGCACCCTTCGCAATCCACGCACCCATCCCGATGTGGGATCTTACCACCTACAATATCAATCTTATGTAATACGGCGCAGTCACCTTCGCGTGTTACATCACCGTATTTATCCGTTTCTGCGCAACGAAAATTAAAGGATGAAATTACCACGACGTATCCAGGTGTAACCATAAACACTTTAGAGAACTTCGTTGTCTGCTTTTGATCTACAATTTCAATCGCCATGATTATCTCCTATCGTGGATCCATCGGGTCATTAGGGCCGTCCGGGGCTATCGGGTTCGGTTTACGTGGAGGAGTATTAGGGTCAAACGGTACCACTTCCTCTTTCATAATGATTTCAAAGTCATCACGAGAATCTCCTGTGAAAATATTAGAAGGGTTAGAAGCATTAGAAGAATTAAACGTTGTTGAGACCAACGTATAACCTTGATTCTGCAATTCTAACAAAACTTCGTCATATCTTGTTCTTGGTACAGGCTTTCCTATAATTCCCATTACGCTAAATTCTTTTAGAATTTGTCTTGTGTCTTGTTTAATGAATTTGAAATTAGCCGTTGCGCTACCATCTTCCCACACCGGGTTAAAATCATATTCCTGCAAAGTAATGGTGTACACTTTTGGTGTTTCAGTATCCGCAAAATACATCGGAGGTATAAAATCACTCGAAACAAATTTATAGCCACCAATTTTTAGTTGGTTATCATAAATAGTTCTAGGAATTTCATCTCCAACTTTTCCAGTAACTTCACCTAGGGTTGTAGTAACAGGGTCAGCGATACTACCTTCTTTTGGTAAGATTACGCGCTTAAAAATTACTTTCGACATCTTAGCCGTACGAAGTTTAGCCATGTAATACTTCGTGTAATTAAGGTCTAAGAATGTTTCGTCTTCTACGAAGGTAGTAGTAACTAACTCTTTACCTTGGTCTAAGTATTCTTTAATCTTCGCATCAAACGCATCGCGAGGTATTTTAGTTCCTACTTCCCCGTCAATGTTCAGTTTATAAACGGACGCATCATCAACGAAGAACTCAATCTCTACTTTCGACCGCTTAGGTTGAGGTTTAGGTGTCTCAGGTTGCGGTTGAGGTCTAGGCGTCTCAGGCTTTTTAGGTTTCTCCGGAGGGGAAGGACTTGGAGGTGTAGGGTCTTTAGGTACATTACCATTGCCACCTTTAGGACACTCTACCCCGACGATACCACCCGTCGGAATCTCACTACCAATCACAGTACTTTCCGGTAAGCAGCAACATTCCACTTCTTCCGCTAGAGCCACGAACTGACCTAACAATGTTTTGTCTTCCAGCTCAAATACGTAATCACCAGGGATCGTTAAAAATAACATCCCTGCGCAACCATCAATCGCTACATCGCAACAACGAATACGCAATGGTTCGCTCAACTGAACAATCGCTGACTTACCCTCGTCTGCACCGCACGCGCATCCGCTACCAAACGGCATAACGCCACCGCCCAAATAGACACGGTGAACTAAAATCTTTTTACCGGCCGGCAAAGCGAAGGTAGAAATCTTTAAAGCCTTACACTCACCGACAGTTACCACGTGAGTTACAGCGTTGGTGGAAAGGCTATCAAATAGCACCGCACGGTTAGTTTCTTCTGCGTTAGAACTTCGACTTACAGCGTGAACTTTTTTGCCAGTAATAATACTACAGTTAGACATAGAGTATCCTACAACGTTAATAGAAATAAAATCGTCGTGATTGTACTACCGACGAAGAATCCTCGCCACCACCAACAATATCCGCATTCGATCTTAAACAAATCAGCGAACGGTACAATTACCTTGTTCCACGCGAACAGTTGGATTTTATTGGCAACCTTTCTTACGTTTTTCATAGCTTTTAACCCATTCGTACGTTTTCTTCGCCAGGTCAAGCGCCAACTCATACGCTTCGTCATCCGGCCCTTCCGGTTGGAAGATATAAGGTTGCTTCCAATAAAGGCGCTGCACACCCCCGAAAGTTCCGTCTTGCGCGAATGACATCTTTCCGCCGGCGCCGAAATCTACGGTGACACTAAGTACACCACCGCCGTCATTTACGACTTTACCTGCACCTTTAAGGATGTCATGGACGATGTCACCCACCTGCATATTACGGCCGTTTAAGCTCATTTGAAATCTCCAATATAGAGTTATTAGTTAAATTCTACACGATCTCTATGTTAGTAGCAACTTACTCGAAAATTACTACTAACATACTAGAAAACTACACCTGTGGCGTTTGCTGTGTCTGCGGTGTTGCTTCGGTTTGTGGCGTCACGCCTCCCTGTGGAGGTGGGGCTAACTGGCTTAAGTCGAGCGATTCTTCTCCCATGATAGATCTTAATACTTTCTCAGCGTTTTCATCTGCCAAGTCTAAGGCTTCTAGTACGCGATCAATCGCTTTATCCAATGTACCCGGTTGCACTCGTCCTGTTTGGCCTAAGCCAATCACAATTTGCGCAGCCTCAATCATGTCATTTTTCTTCAACTCACGTTCCATTAAGCCACTCGCACCACGCGCTACAACCTTCGCATCACCCTTAATCTCTTTCTTAGGATTGAATTTAAGGTTAAGCATATATAGCGATTCAGCAAACGGCGAAATAACGTCTTCATCAAAGTTTGTAATACCGCTCTGAACACCTTTTAGCGCATTACCATACAACATCGACATACCGCGGAACGTACGGTTTGCTCCCGTCCCCACCGGTTGCCCATGAATACTCGCTGGTATTTGCGTCACAATGTCAGCCAACGACATAAACCACTGACACACGTTACTCAATGCACCGGTATAATTCGGGAAGTTATGGAACACATACGCAGGACGACCACCGCCTACAGGATCAGGATCCGTAGGATTTAACGTATATGGCTCTACTTCACCGACTTTACCGTCTTCAACCCACTGCGCAATTCGCGTGAAGTCAACCTCACCAATCGGGCCGGAGGAATATTCCATGTTCTTGATCATACCACGCAAACACGCATGGAACGCACGCTCCGTATCACGGATCTTCTGCGCAATACCGAACCCCATTACCCCGTTACCAGTCGTCTCATAGCTCGTTACGAACACAGGACGCACGTTTGCATTAGGGTTAGGGTTAATAATCACCTTCAAAGTAAAATGGCCTAGCGTGTGGATAATACACTCATAGTATTCATTATCCTCTACGCCCTTAACACCGTATTCTTTAAGGATTGACCCTTTCACCGCACCGTGATACTTCAATACTTCAAGCGGAGAATTACCGTCCCAACTGATAATATTACCGCCCTCTTCCGGATTAGGACTTAACCAGTTCACACTTGTATTACGGTTAGCGAAGTGTTCAAGCGCAGCAATCACATTCTCTTGGATGTAAGACGGTAACGACGCCATCTTCATGAGCTGTTGTTTAGAGTAGCGTTTACGGATGATGACATACGACCCATCTTGAGCGTTCGTACTATCGGGAGACCAAAAGAAGTCGAAAGGGCTTACACGGTTGACGGCATAGATGACTTCGTCTTTCGCCTTTAATGAATCTCCCTGCCACACCATGCGAGTTCTTATCTCAGGGGTTGGGCCTTCCAAGACGGCATAAGGATAGATACAAAAGTCCTGCAAGAACTTAAGCACGGCTTTCTTAAACCCACCCTCTACACACTGGTCCCACATCTCCGTTTCCATGAGCTTACTCGCCTCTTTTGCCTTGGCAATCATCAGCTCTCGTGTGGCATACTTCTCTTTATCGATGAGTTCTTGTAGCTCAGCGCGTGTGGAAGGCATATCTCCCTGTCCGCCAAACAACACATCTTTCACTCTGACAAGCACTTCTTCGACCATGCTCTCACTCAGTTCCGGCACCGGCGTCGGCTCTACAGCGAAGGGAATCCCACCGCTGCCGAAAATCAAGTCACGTAGCCACGCATTTAGCGCACTGATTTTTAACTGCGATAGATTGACGCTAGGCATATTCCCAAAGGCTTTTTTAATATCACACGGGATTTCTCCGAAGTATTGGTTGTAGCATCTATGCAACACTTCGTCGGCAGTAGCATCACCAAAACTTACCGTATTACGATGTCTCACCGCAGCATCAAAGTCCTGCTTCACTCTCCGCGCTAAGTGGTCTTGGATCTCAAGTGTAGCATCACTACGACTATCATGAATGCGCTGAGCAAGCCCTAATTCTTCTTTAATGTTCATATTTTACCATTATTAAAAATATTGATCTGATACATCCCTATGATTCTTCTTGTTACGTATATTCATAACAGCGACTCTACTACATTTAAGAAGTTTTGCTATGACTAAATCACTTGCACCAAGAGAAATTAAGTGACAGATTGTGTGGAGATCTCTAACAGAAAATACTCGTGCCGTTCTATTAGGGTTACTTTTTATGTTAGATAGCTGTTCCTTTCGGTTCACACTCCTTAAATTACAAATCCGATTATCATCTCTAATGCCGTTTATGTGGTCTATTTCGTCTGGTAGCTCACCATGTTTTAACCACCAAAGCAAGCGATGTTTCATTCTTAGGCGGTCGTCACACCAAACACGTATGTACCCATCTTCATTCTTAGATCCTACATCGAATCTTCTCCGATAGTAAACGGTTCCATTTTTAAGCACACTCTTGTGTTTAGTGCTAATCTCTCCTGTCTCGAAGTTAACTTTGTCTAGCTGATGTTCTTTAAAGAATTTAAAGTTCTCAAGCTCATACGCTCTGTTTTCTTCTCGGTTTCTTACTACTCTTTTACTACACATAAATACTCCTTGATTACTGTAATGTTGCATTTTACGTGTAATTTATGTATTAGTAAACACGTTTAGACGGTGGTCGTCTTAAGCGATGTTGTTGCTGTTGGTTGTCTGTGCCGTGTCTTATGCCGTTACACAGATATTGAACAGCGTCAGCAAGGTGGCTGAACTCGTTTTTAACCGGTTCAGATGAGTACGTTTTCCCAATACCAGCTACTTTTAATGGTCGGTAGTGGTAGCCACCACGAAAGCCTCCAATGATTTTCTCACACCGCTTATCAATGAGCAAACCTTCACGTCGTTGCAAGAAGCTAATCACGCTATCAAGTCGTGGTTTGAACTTATTCGTCGGTGCATTAACCGCTTGTATGCCATATTTGCGTAGCACCTGTACCGGTGTCTCACCGTGGTTACTATCTCGTGGGTTGGCCGGGTCAGTAAACGCCACCACATCACACCCCGGATAATGCTGCGCGATAAATGGCATCAGCACATCGCGAACAAACGGAACAAACGGCAAGTCTAATGCGAGTAGCTCATGCTTGATCAGCAACGTCCCCATCT